AACAACTTCCCGATCACGAGTAGTCATCGCCACTAGTTCGGTCAACTAAGCATCTCTTTAACTGTATTGCTTTGATTTATCTGTTTATAATTAAGTAATGAACAAAAAAACCAAAATTTTCTTAAATAAACGTGTCTCACAAGTGAGTAACGTTTGTCCTAGCGCAACCATAAATGTAGAAGAAAACGTAAAAAATAGAAATTGGACTATAGATAAATTTAGGTACGGTCCTATGAACCCTTCGGTTCCTGACCACGGGTTTTGGGAAGAAAAAGCAGATATGTGGAACACGGACGTTGAAACCGCCCAAACAGCTCGTTGCTGTAATTGCGCTGCTTTTGATCAGTCCGATAAAATTTTAAATTGCATAATTGAAGGTATTAACGAAAGAGAAATAGCAAATCCTTGGGATGTCCAAGAAAGAGCAAACTTAGGTTACTGTCAATTATTTAAATTTAAGTGTGCTGGTGCACGTAGTTGCGATGCGTGGCTTTATGGGGGACCAATCTCCGATCACGCAGAATTACAATAGTTTTTAACTTTTTCAATAAAAAAAGACCCTCCAAGGAAGGTCTTGTAAATTGTTGATTTATTTATTAACCAATAGAAGGTGCAATTAGCGCAACAGAGGTTAACTCAGAAGCAGCAAGATCTAATGGAAAGTTGTGAGCATTTCTTTCATGCATAACTTCTAAGCCAAGTCCAGCACGGTTCAAAATGTCTGCCCAGGTTTGGACGACACGATTCTGACTGTCAACAATTGACTGGTTGAAATTAAATCCGTTAAGATTAAATGCCATTGTAGAGACACCTAAAGCAGTGAACCAAATGCCAACTACTGGCCAAGCAGCTAAGAAGAAATGAAGCGAACGTGAGTTATTGAAAGATGCATATTGAAAAATAAGGCGTCCAAAATAACCGTGGGCGGCCACAATGTTGTAGGTCTCTTCTTCTTGGCCAAACTTGTAACCATAATTGTGCGATTCGTTTTCTGTGGTTTCCCGAACCAATGAAGACGTTACAAGCGAACCATGCATTGCACTAAAAAGTGATCCACCGAATACACCAACTACTCCAAGCATGTGGAAGGGGTGCATAAGAATGTTGTGCTCAGCTTGGAACACCAACATGTAGTTGAAGGTGCCTGAAATACCCAGGGGCATTGCATCAGAGAAGGAACCCTGACCAAAGGGATACACAAGGAACACTGCAGATGCAGCAGCCACAGGGGCGCTGTAGGCAATGCAGATCCAGGGGCGCATTCCTAATCGATAGCTAAGTTCCCATTCGCGTCCCAGGTAAGCAAAGATGCCAATGAGGAAGTGGAATACGACGAGCTGGAATGGCCCACCGTTGTAGAGCCATTCATCAAGGGAAGCAGCTTCCCAAATTGGATAGAAATGTAATCCGATTGCATTTGAGGAGGGGACAACGGCTCCTGAAATAATGTTGTTTCCATAAAGTAAAGAGCCAGATACAGGCTCACGAATCCCATCTATATCGACAGGAGGGGCACCAATAAAAGCTATGGTAAAGCAGGTGGCGGCAGCAAGAAGTGTTGGAATCATTAGGACTCCAAACCAACCCACGTACAACCGATTTTCAGTTGAGGTTACCCAACGGCAAAATTGTTGCCATGGGTTTGTTTGCTTTTGTAAGGCAATTGAAGCGGTCACTTTTAAAAGGGTAGTTATGAGCTCGGGGGACGAACGGTTGGTGTTATTCCCACATCACCCTCGGATGCGGGTATTAGAGATGATTTACTTCTGGTGATCTCGGTTTCAGAAGTGTAAGGAATTGTAAAGTTTTATCTTCATTTCCTGACTTACTCAGTATAGCCTGTTTAAACAAAAGTTGTAAGGTCAGCCCAAAACTGTTATTTAAGGTGAAAACAAAACGTTTGTTACAATTAATTTAACAGTTGCTTGCGTGATCATGCCTAACTGGCTCTGGCGTTCAATACTTGCGACAGCAGCTTCAATCATGTTGCTTACTGTCGCTCAGTGGGGAGCTTGTAGGTTTTATGTTTTTCCAACAGCATGGCCTTGGTACGCTAAGTATGTAGGTACTCCGGAAGGTAAAGCTATCGAAGCTCAGCCAACCTGTGCAGACAGTGATAGCAGAGCCGTAACATCGATGATGGCAGTATTAACAACATTAATAAGCCTCAGTCGTAAGGCTGATTAACTTTATTTAGTGAGCTTATATAACAAGTATTGCATATTTTTAAAGAATTTTTACATAATTTTTCTAGATAACTTCCAAACTATTAACTACCGGGTTCGTAACCTAACCCATTAAGACTTAAACCCCTAACTGACAACTAATTAATGAACTTTAATTTTGGTAAAAAAACAAAAAATATTTACAAATATGCAATTATAGGCGTTTTATTTACTACGACAGTGACGCTGATATCGAAGTGTACAGGTATACCTGAAAACAAAATTTATGACGCCGCAGACGAAATTCAAAGGAACATTCCCAGCAAACCGTTAAACGATTTTATAATAAATGATCCTATTCTTCTAGATAGAAGAGTAACTCGTGACGTGGATAAAGCTATTAAACGGTACGAAGAATTAGTACAAGATAAAAAAAACAGATTGAGTCCTTCTGTTTCCTCCGAAAAGCCTCCAGACAAAAGTAATGCACAAGCACTGCTTGGTGGTGAAATAAGAATGTGTGGTTTTTGGGTCCCCGATTGCCCTGAAATTGATCCTAAATGAAGTAGTTTTATAAAATCGGCATTTCGTATTCCTGAGTAACGTTTACATAATGCTTCCAAATAACCTCGGAACTATTACCTGCCCAGTTTGCAACTTGAGCTACTGGAATCTGGGCCTCGATCCACCGGCTAATTGCAGTATGCCGTAAGTCATATGGCCTATACCTGTTTTGGATAAGTTTACTTTCATGTAATTCTCTCATTCGATCATAAAAATAACTTTGAAATGCATACCTATTCCAGGGGAAAATATATTCATTGGTTTTTGATACAGCAGACATAATTTCTTGGCACCTGTTATTCAAAGGAACCCATCGTTTTCTATTTGTTTTTGTCGAATCCTTGTACCCGTGAGTAAGAGTATAGTTGCTATGTACAAGGATTTTATTTTCTTTTATATCTTCCCATTTAAGTGCGCGTACCTCTCCGGTGCGCATTGCAGTTTGCAACATAAACTCAGAATAAAATGCCCAGTTGGCTCCGTTACGTGATTGTCTTGATCCAAGTGCTTTCAAAACTAACTCTGTTTCTTGCCGTGGAATTACAATAATATCAACATCTTCTTGCGGTGGTTTTGGCATTTTAAAACTAACAATTGGATTTTTATCAATTAATTTTATATCCTCACTAGATGCCCAACGATATAACGATTTTATGTACATTGTCACACGCCGACTAGATTTAACAGGTTTTTGACTTAATATCCATGTTAATATTTTTCTTCCCTCATTTAAATCTGTGATTGGGCATTTATTTAACCATTTGCCCACTTGCTTGTAGTCTGCAACCAGGCTGGTTGGACACAGGGCAATAGCTCTTTCGGCTTTGAATTGCTCCCAGGCTTCAAGTAATGTTGTCATTGGTAGGAACGCTGTCGGCCCAGACTAGCATAAAATCAGTTAATGTGCTGCAAGGCTTTTGCATTCACGTGTACTAACGGCTGCAGGGGCTAAGAAGGTTTACAATAATTAAAAAACCTGAGGCGTAATGTTTCTTTTAAACGGTAAGCCCATATCTCCAGATTCTCCATTTGTAACGCCGGATGGAACCCAGTACCCTTCAAACTGGATCCGATTGGCCTCTCCCGAAGACCGAAAAGCAATTGGAATTACTGAGGTTCCTGATCCTCCCTACTATGATCAAAGATTTTATTGGGCTCCAGGAATACCTAAAGATCACGACCAGCTAGTTATTCAATGGGTGGATCAAACTAGATATACAGCTAATACTTTACTTAGCCCAACGGATTGGATGATTGTCCGTTCTGTTGACAATGGAAAAGAGGCGGACCCCGCCGTTAAAACCTGGAGGGAAAACGTACGCACTGCATCAGGGCTTAAAGTTTCAAAAATTAAAGCTACAAAAACAACAGATGATTTGGCTAATTTTATCACTTCGCAAGAGTATTCTTCTTGGCCAGTACAAGGCACTAGTAACAATTTAGTTACGTCAGACTCAGTAATTGCTTCTGGTACATCAGATTACGTCACTGGTTCTGGTGGTGTAGATTATCTTTCGTTTAACTCAAGCACGACGACTTCTGGTATAGTTTAGTATTAACACTTAACGTCACGTGAAAACATCTGCAGAAGGCTTAAAATTAATAAAAGAATTTGAAGGCCTTAGGCTAACCTCTTATTATGATGTAGTCGGTGTTTTAACCATAGGGTACGGCCATACCGGAGATGATGTATATGTTGGCCAGACAATTACAGAACAACAGGCCGAACAACTACTTCAAAAAGATTTAAATACTTTTGAACAAGCAGTAAATAAATTAATTTTAATAAATTTAAATCAACATCAATTTGATGCACTTGTAAGTTTTACTTATAATGTCGGCGCCAGTGCGTTAGGTGAATCTACTTTACGCAAACGTTTAAATAACGGAGAGGATACCAATACTGTAGCAACACAGGAATTAATAAAGTGGACAAAAGGCGGCGACGGTCAGAGTATACCTGGCTTAATAAGGCGTCGAACAGAAGAAATTAAGTTATTTTGTATGGTTAATAATCAAAAAAAAGAAATAAAAACGATTAGTGTTACTTCTCTTCAGCAGACTTGGTTTAAAAAAGAACCCAAGCCTGCCGACGTACTTCCTAACGACAGTAAAGCAAAGGTTTATCAGGGTCGCACTTACCCAGGTAATAAAATTTTAGAGAAGAAAGATAAACATACTCTGTTAGAAATGGGAAACAAAATGGGTAGATGGTGGATTTACGATGACCATTGGAGTGGATTAACGCCGAAGATATATCCTTATGCACAAGACGGAGATTTGCGCTATTTACGTAACTTTCCTTTCTTTGATCAGAAAGATAACGGACCTGAGGGTTGGCGCCAATGTCAAACAAGTTCAATTGCAATGTGTTTAAAGTATCTCAACGTAAAAGGAATAAAAGATGATACAGATTATTTTAAAATTGTTGACCGTTTTGGTGATACAACCACTAGGGACGCGCATTATAAAGCGTTAGAAGCTCTTAATGTATTTGCAAAATTTTGTACAAACCTAGAAGAACAGGATATTAAAGATCAGATTGATAAAGGTAAACCCGTGGCCGTGGGCATACTTCATCATGGCACCGTAGACGCCCCACGTGGCGGCGGACACTTCATAACTATCTCTGGTTACAGTGATACCTACTGGCTGGTTCAGGACCCCTACGGAGACTTGGATTTGGTTAATGGCATATGGGAAAACCAGTCCCCCGGCGCAGGTAAAAATAAGCACTATAGTTTTAAAAACCTAAACCCACGTTTGTTTTATGGCGGCTGTGCCAATGGCTGGGGTTGGATCTTCAAGGGAAACGGTTGGTAACCGCGCACTTAAATAAAAATCTGTTAATATTAAAAAAGTTATTTTAATCTAATGATTGAAACCGTATTAGAGCTGGAGAAAGGATTACAAGAGCAACTAAAATCTTTAACGTCAGAAATTAGAACAGCAGAGGCCAATTTAATTTCTAGTAAAGAAGGCTATTTAAAGGTTCAGGGGGCTTTAGAAGTTCTTAATATTTTAAAGCAACAGTTAGAAGAAAAGGCCAATAAACAAATTATAGAAGCATGTCAAGTTATGAGTCCAGATTAGCCGTACCGGTGTAGCCTATATTAAATCTTGTATTTTGTTGTTAGTACGTACACAGATGTATGTGCCATATCTTTTATTTAGAAGCATGAGAGCACCGTGTTTCACACTGAGAACGAACTCTTAGTTGAACTAATTGTCCTTACTCCAAAATTTGCTCGAAAAAAATTTCGTCAAAGTATTTTTGAAGCGTGGAATTGGAATTGTGCTTATTGTGAAAAACAACTCTGTCATAATACCGCTACAATCGATCACATTATTCCAAAACATAAGGGTGGTCATAATTCAAGAAATAATCTTGCTTGTTGTTGCTGTTCTTGCAATTCCTCTAAAGGATCCCAAAAACTTGACTTATGGTACACAGAAGACAATCCTAAATACACTAAAGAAAGGGCTGATAAGATTAAAGAATGGACAGAGCAAAAACCAAAGTCCTTAAACCTAGCCGCCGCTTATCAGGCTATTCCATATATTTGTGAGGATGCATATGTTGGATGGATTGCAACTTGATAGACAACAACCAACAATGGCCCCATCTGAGTTCCTTGCTGGCTATGTTCAAAAATTAAATTCTTACAGAAGGCCAGACCCATTTGAGATTGCGGATAAAGGTGCCGTGTCTCAAGATGTAGCAACCAATCTAGCCGGTCGAATTTAGATATGGCAGATCACGCTAAAGCTAAGCGTTTATCAAAAGAGCACATGAGGTGTAATAAACCACAACGTGCCCCAGCTGGAGATACCCATAAATGGGTTGTTAAGTCCTGTCATGACGGGAAAGAGGCCATAGTTCGTTACGGAAGAAGGGGCTATGAGGACTATACTCAACATAAAGATAAAGATCGACGAAAAAATTTCAGGGCTAGAATGGGATGTGATAAACCTATGGATAAAAATACGCCCAAATACTGGGCGTGCTCACACCTTTGGTAATTTAAATGGTAAAAGATCTAACCGATAAAAAAACTTCTTGCTATTGCCTTCTGGTGCAGTGCTTAAGAGATTCTGTAAATGTTTACCACCAAACCCAGCTTGTTCATTGGGGGCTAATGGGGGGTAAATTTTATGAAATTCATTTGTTGACAGAAAAAATATATCGTGAAATGGAGGAAGGCATAGATACAATTGCTGAACATATTCGTTCTTTAGGCATTGCCACTCCCAAAACAGTAATGGATTTAACATATTCAAATATGCCTGAGTTACCGTTTGAAGATTGTTTTAACCAAGACAAAATTATTCTCCAGATAGCTGCAAATCACGATACACTTGCTTGTAATTTCAATAATTTAATTACTGAGTCAAATCTTATTGGAGATCAGCTAACCTTAGATCTTGGGGTTGAACGGGCCAGGGTGCATAAAAAAAATCAGTGGCTGCTAAAATCCAACTTAGATTACAAAAAATAAATCATGAGCTTTGATCCCAGCTTTATTGATAGCGTATTTTTTAACGCCGAAGCCCTTTCAACAGCAGGTGCAACGGCAACGTTTCAAGTTGCAGAACAAAATATATCATCTTTAACTAATTTCTTAATACAAGTTACCACGGCATCAATACCTGGTGGAGGTAATGTTGTTTTTAAAATAGAGGGCAGTTTAGATGGGACAAATTATTTTAATTTAAATCCATCTGGTAATACTACTATTACCAGTAACGGTACGACTTTTTTAAATTACATTGATATGCCGTTAAAGTATATTCGTTGTAATTTAGTTTCATTTGCCTCAGGTTCACCAACTGTTTCTTTCGTTATTGGCGCTAAATAAGTAATGAGTTATTTCGAAGGTTACCAGCAAACAGTATTTTTTGATTTTCCAGAATTGACTGCACTCGGCGCTACTGATGCTGTTGACGTTTATATTGTAAATTATTTATCTACACGTAACTATACACTTATTGCTACAGTTGAAAATATAGATAACCACGTTGATGTTAATTTAGAGGGAAGTCTGGATGGCATAAACTTTGGTGTAATGCGTACTGAAAAAATAACTGCAAACGGTACTTATGCATATAATGTTAGTGGATTCCCGGTAAAAAAAATACGTGCTAACTTTTTTCATGAACAAGGTGGGACTTCTGCAAAAATTAAATTTAATATTGCGGCTAACTAAATTAGTGGCCAAGACCTAAACCACTTAGTAATTACATATTTATTGTTACTGATTGGTGGTAATGCTTCATGAAGTGTCTTGTAATTAGGCATACCGTTTTTATATAAATTATTCCAGATAACAGCAGTTCCTTTTTCAGGTTTAATCTTTAGTTTTAAGTGTTTAAAGTAAGTTTCTCCTCCTGTCTCTACATCATTTAAATAGCACATAACAGTCCACGTGCGTTGCCCCATCCATTCTGTATATATAGAAAACTCTTTTGTTCTAGGATGAAAGAAATCATGATGCTCCTTATAATACTCACCGGGTAAATAGCTTTGTCCTTGCACTGTTTCGCCTATAAATGGATCCAGATCCATAAATTGACAAATTTTCCAATCCAACCGATTTAAGAATGATGAATAAAAATAATTTAAATCAGTTGTCTTACTTGTTCTATAATCGGATACTACAGCTCGGTCATGTGGATTAGCAACTGTAGAAGGCCTTGCCTCATCGTTAATTATCTTTATCAGTTGTTCGCATGTTTCTGATGATAAAAAATTCTTATGTATAAAAATTTGAGTAAAAGGAAATTTTATATCTTGTTTTGTTTTTGTTATTGGTCGATTAAAAAATAAATCATAGTTAATTTGTTTTGGTTTTTTGTTAAAAGAACAGAATTCTACAAGCTCCTCAATATCTTTATTGGTAAATTTATATTTTTCTTTAAAGTGGCGAGTTGCTTGAGTTTTACTTACTCCAGCAACAGCCGCCTTTATAAACTCAGTCGCTATGGTGCCGTCAATCACTGTTTCCTGGATGTAAGGTTGCTTAAAATATAGTAGTTTAAAAGCAGGTTTGCAAGTGTTTGCACTTATTCTCTTATCAGGATTGGTTTTTGGAAGCACTTATGCTCTGGGAACAATATACCTCAACAAACAATGGAGCAAAAATGGATTCCACGTTTGCCATACGGGCACGGGGCGCTCCAATAAATATAAAGCGTTAACAAGGTTAAGTTCAGGTTTATTCTGAAAGTAGGCGACAAAGCAACTTAGAACTGCTAAAATAACAGTATAAGTTGGAAAGCCGATGGACACTAACGCCTTAGAGCTACCGGTGGACGCACAGTTTGCTCTACATGCCGCCGCGCTAAGCTTAAAACAACTTGATAGAGATGAACTAGAAGAAGCGTTTATTGACATTCTTCATCAAAAAATGATGGACAAACAGTTGTTCTTTGGTATCATGAAAGAACACGGGATAGACGCTGAAATTAAGTTTAACTACCTGACAAAAAGCCAACTCTCGTAATTACCATGCCTACCAGAACAATCAAAGGGACTCTTGACAATTTTTCTGTTGACGCGGGAAGTGAAGTTACTTACCAAGGAACAACGTCTGCATCCGCAACTCCCGGTTTAAATATCAGGGGCTTCCGTGTTAACCCAGCCAGTACAGGCAGTCTAATAGTTAAATTAGACAATTCTTCAGGTGTCAACACTATGGAGATTTTTCAAGAAGACGTTTACAACGGCTCTACTGCACCGGCGGGGTATAAAACTTACGCCAATATAGCAAAAGATGGGCGCAGTAAGGGCGCGGTTGCTGTTACCGTAACAGATGCAACAAAAAATTACATTGTCCTCTTGGAACTAGATGGATACTCAGAGGTCTCCTATACCGGCAGCGTTGTTGTCCCATAAAGAAACCTTACCTTTATTTTTAAATCAAGATGCAATAAAATTAGTACAATTATATACAACACCTAGAATTTATCTGGGTTCCGGGCGGTTTGGTTGCTATAAAGAAGAAGGATCTGATCATTATAAAATTGGTTATGGCAGTGTAAAAATTAAAAATCATGCAGTTAATTGGCATACTAAAGCCACAACAAAAGAAATAAACAATCAATTAGTAGAAGATCTCAAACCTTTTGCTGAAAAAGTACAAGCATACGTGTTTGTAAGTTTAAACAGTAAAAAAAGAGCTGCACTATTAAGTTACGCGCATAGCATAGGCTTAGCCGCATTTAAAGAATCTTATTTACTTAAATTAATAAACTCTTATGCTAGTAAAAAATTAATTATTAAGGAATGGAGCCCATTAATAAATTCAATTTATTTTGGTGTTGATAATAAGTTAAAAGAACGTCGCCGCGTTGAACTCAATATGTACATGGCACCCGATAAAGAAGTGCCCTTATTTTTTGAACACAAATGTAAACTTAATCAATGCTTGTTAAATATAGGAGAAAGTTATTTAGGTACGCCTAATCAGGTAAAAGCAGTTGAGTATTTAGAGCGCAAATTACTTGAATTTGATCCTACCCAAGAAACTTTGCGTCGTTTCTGGCGTTACTGGAACCAGGAACAGGGTTGCCTAGGCTCTAATAAAGCTATTTAATTATTTTCATGAGAAGCAATAAGTCTATCTAAATACCACCTGCTTTTTTTTAAATCTTCTAAAGTATTGTTTTTGTGGTCGGCACGCCACACATACTTTATTACATTGCCTTGACAGTAGCCACGAAATTTTTCGGTTCCAAGTGCTGCTTTAATTGCTTCTATACATTCTATATCTTCATTTTTTGTGTAATGAGCCGGCGCGTAAACGTTATCCACAGCACCTTCGCTTAACTTATTGGAAATTAAATTACTTGTAAAAAAACCGTCTTTATCCTCTGTTTCCCAATTCTGATCTGCATACCAATCAAAATTACTAGCAAAAGAATTAAAACCCGGGCTAGAAGAGTCAAAGGAGATGGTATCCTCACTTGGAGTAGACTGAAAAGTAATCACGGCAGTAAACGGATCTGCCCAAATACTAGCATGAAATTGGAAACAAGCCAGGATTATGACGTTGATAATCGGTATAAGGAAACCGATGGTCCTAATAATACACGTGCATCTGACAATACTTCTGGTAAAAGGTTCTTAGCCAGGTATATAAACAATTCAAGAGAGCTAACCAAACAAAATGCAGCTTCAGACCGTGAAGATGAAGGAAGGTTTATTATGTCTGGGCCAGGTGCTGCTACCTATGGATTTAGAAATGCGTTTCGCGCTAGCTTGTTTAACAGATGACTTTACCTATATTGGAAAAAACTTGTTGAAACCTTTCAATTTGATTAAAACCTAAATCCGTACTAGGTAAGTAAACAAAAAACCCCCATGTGAACGGGGCACCTAAAACCTTCATGAATTTACCGTGTATAAGCCTTGCTCTATCTTTAGGTATACACACTGGATAGTTCCATATTTCTGGACAGCTTCTTAATATTTCATGGCTAGTAGAAAAAAATAAAGCTTCTGAAACATTACGAAGTTTCCATTCTTTTTCTAATCTTTTAAACCAAACAGAAGAGGGGGACTTACCAGTATGGCCTCCCTTCAATCCCCATCTCCATGTACCGCGTTGTTTATTAAAAGAGCAACGTCCGTATGTAGGGGGGAATAAATATGTTTTTCCTAGCCATTGCTCATGAGTATTTAAACCATCTTCTTTTAATGTGTAAATTTTTTTTGCACGTAAATATTCTTTATTGGCATGCTCTGTTGTGCACGGATCTAAGTCAATGTCGCCTAGTAAAGCGTATATATAAGGTAAATATTCAACAGGAGTTAACCAGTCCTCTTCAATTCGTAAAATTCTTGTAAGAAATAAATGTCGAGGTAGGTTTTTGTAATAACTCATGAAGGAACAAGATCGGCAACACCTTTTTGACGTTTATAATGAAGTAATGACATGTGCTGTGGATCTTGAATAATAAATAAAGCTTCTTTTTCTAAGTCAAGAGCCTCAGCCTTAACAATAGCTTTACGCATTATTTCAGCAACTCCATCCATGTCTTTTGATTGGAAGTCTTCTCTGGCGGCAATTAACGCTGCAACTGACATGTAAAACATTGTATCTCTTTCTTCTTTGGCTGTTGGAACATAAACCATAGCTCCGGGACCTTCAAAATAATAGAACCGATCATAAAAATCACACATGTCATCGCAAATTCTTTCAATGACAAGCTTGGTCATAACACGTTCTGTTTCGGTTGGCATGTTGACTGCTAATTTGTCTAGTTTTTGTTTTCTGTAATTAGTCATTTTTAAAGTTGCAAGTTAATAACGATAATAACAAAGAAAAATAAAAAAACAGGTCGGATAACCAGAAAATTATTTTGTTTCAGCATCCCTTGGAGATTGTTTTATAAATGCAAACAGTCCTGAGCGTTTTAATGTTTCTCTTATTTTGGGTAGCGGCTTATAAATTACTACCATTTTACCAAGATTACCTACTTCTTTAATTAATTTGCCAGATTCGTCTCTCATTTTAATTAATTCTTCTTGCCGAATTAAATATTCTGCAACACACCTGTATCTTCGTTTTGTTGCAAGATCAATGTCGGGAAATTTAGCACATATTTTTGCTGGTACCATATCGCTAAAACATATTCTTATTTGATCCGCAAGTGATAGCCCTAAAACCAAATCATTTGTGGATGTTTCGTAACTACAAACAAGTTCTAAATATCTTCTTAGGTCTGCATCTTCAAAGCTACCTGATGGTGGTAGAAACATATTAACTTGGTCTGCTAACGAGGGAACTAATTTTTCTCTGTTATTTTCAATTGTGACTTCTGAAATGTTTAAACCATTAAACCTATAGCTTACGTATTTATTAGGATCAATAGAATTTTTTTTTACCGGCGATATTGCCGGCAACTCTCCCTCTTCAATCAAATAATCTGTCAACACGGTGTTCCATTACGTTTCTATAGGTATCTTAACGTTTTTTAAGAACTTGTCACACTGATTTAAATGAGCAATCCGTAGAACCCATTCGTAATAAATTCTTTTGTCTTCCATGTTTTTTAAATCCCCTGGTTTTGGCCTTCCCCCATAATTGCAGGCCTCCCAAAAAGCCTTTGCTACTTGTTTCTCTTGCTGAGTCATTAATGAATACATAACCTTTGTGGACATACCAGCCAATAGTTCGTTAAACTGGGCCATATGTAAAGGGTTTTCCTCCTCATGAAAAAGACCATCACTTATGCCGAGTTGATTTTGCTCCTCGTCTTCATGTCCTTTGGGGCAATAGGGGTCACTCACCTGGTTCAGTTTATTAGTAGTAATATCAGTATAGAGATCCGAGTAAAGAAATAGGTACTCATGGGAAGTTCAAAATCAACTGCACCTACGGTAATAATGCCTGCGCCTACAGCGCCTTCCTTGTACCGTTCTATTACAACGCCAGAAGCGTTTGCTGTTGGTGAGAAATATTTGAAAAGCCTCAAAGATATGGGGGCACTTAGCAAAGAAAGTCGTGAAGCAGCTGTAGGAACAGATAAAAATTTACGCGAAACTCAAGAACAAACAAAATATCAAGCCGCTGCAACTTATTTATCCTCTCTTCCCAAAGGAGATAAATATTTAGCTGAAACCACTGGCATTCCTAAGGAACTCTTATACAAAACCGCAACTACAGCTGCAGCGGCAATTGCAGACGAGAAACAAAAAGATTATCTTGATGCAGTGAACCCCACAGATGTTAAACCGGTAACCCAATCAGGTGTTAAATTACTTGAATTTAATCGTTACTATAATCCAAGCACTCAGGAGCATTTTTATAGCTCAGATCCAGGTAAAGAACTTTTAAGTGGGTTTAACAAAGAAGGTGATACTGTATTTAAGACATTAGATCCTAGTGACACTACTGCAGGTGCAAGTACTTTGTATCGCTTGTATAGACCAGGTAATAAACCGGGTGGACCTAACCATTTATTTACAACATCAAAAGAAGAACGGGATGCTGCCGTTTCTCAGGGGTTTAATTATGAAGGTGATGTAGGTAAAGTTTATGATACTGCTCAGGCAGATACACAAGAAGTACAACGTTTTTATAATCCCACATTAGGTCGACATATGTATACTTCTGATCCAGAAGAAATTAAAACCTTAGCAGATAAGGGTTACAACAGAGAAGGATCTTTCTTTACTCCAACAAAAGCTGCACCTGCACCTACACCTGCACCTACACCTGCGCCTGCACCTGCACCTGCATCTGCGGCAAAACCTTCTACTCCAAGTGCTGATGTTGCTGCCGTTGAAAAAGCAAGAGCAGATTTACTCGCTAAAGCAGCAGCTCAAAACCCAGCTAAAACACCTTAATAAAAGGAGCTATACAGTTTAAATGTTGATTATTAAACAATAATTGATGGGTTTTTTGTTTCTATCCACTCATCATAAGACTCAAGCAGTACTTTGTAAGAATCTATTGGCAGAAGCATCACTGCAGAAGTTTCAGTTGTAATTTTATAATGTTCTAGATTTACAACAACATCGTCCATGATATCATCAAAATTTACTTGCAACTGCTCAACAGTGACAACTTTCATAGTACAAGTAGTTTGTTGTTAATACTGTAGCATAAACTAGGTTACGTCTCCAAAGTCAAACTCCAGATCTACTTCTGCTGTTATTAAATCAAAGTTAATATCTTTTTCAGACGTTTCACTGGAATACCTCCAATCATTAATAGATGTTGTTAATTCAATTGAATAAAGTGTTTCAATGTAACGGATATCGTTTGTTATTAAAAATAAATAATCTCTAGGCGCAAGCATGATGTTCGGATAATCTTTCGACCGGTTTTCAACTATGTCGGTATCTGAATCAGAGTATGGAATGCCGGACGCATCATACACGTAACCATTAGAGTTTATTGGTAGTTCTCTTCTGTGCGTGCCGTCTTCAATTACATAAAATGAAAGTATTGTATTTCTATTTGTTTTGGAATCATAAGAAGTTTGACTGAAGTTTTGTGAAAACTGTATTGCACGCGCTTGAAGTAAACGCATTTTATAAAACGTTGTTTGAATTCTTGTTAAACCACCGTGAGAATTTGATATTGTTATTGACTTGGAAATAGAACTAAATGAACTTAAATCACCTAGATTAATTGGGTTATTAATACTATCGCCGGGTCTTGGTGGTAGTGGATCACTGCCAAAATAACTTGTCGGACCATAAGCAGTTGGCCCCGTACCACCAGTTGGGTAAGCCTGAACTGTACCAAGGTTTGTAAATCCTAGGTTAGTCGGAAGTGCTGTCAGGTATAGTGCCATTGATTAAATTTAAGCCGGTGTATAGGCTATTGTTCCTACCACTTGCTTGATATTTTTCTTCTATTATTGTAGCGCGTTCAGGGTAAACTCCTTCCATCTCCTTTGTTTCTATTAGTTCATAAGTTAATCTTTTTTCCAATATGCGTAAATCAGACACTACCTCATCTTTATTAGCGTTGGGTTCTGTCCAGTAATTATCGGGTCCTATAACTATTAATCCAATCCATGTAGGATTTAGTTCGTGGTAGCAGGTAAGTAAAATTTCACTGCGCTTCTGCGTTACTTTTTCTAACTTGTTCAAAAATGTTTCCATAGGTAAGGTCGTAGTTAGTAAGCTGTTCTGGTTGGTCCCCCAACTTGAATCCCTTTATTGTTAGATGGGTTGGGTTGCAACAACCGGATTCACAATCTTGTGTATGCATAATTCTATACTTCCCTGTATAACCTCTTGAGACCCAGAATGCAACTCGTGGCGCTGTCTGTGCTTTAGCAGAATGAAAAGGGCTAGGCATATACGCAACGGTTTCATTATTAGGTTTCCTACCGCCCTTCCAAATCCAGCATTTTTTGATGTCTAAATCCTCTGGTATTTCTACTTTGTCCCAAAAACTACGTACGGTCCAGTATTTATCAAAAGCAAAAGATTTAAGATTTATTTCACATTTCCCCTTTTTTATTTCTTCCATACAGGTCAAACACTCTCCCATTAATCCGAACTTCCCCTTATGTCCCCATATGCATTTAGTGTTTGAGTAGTCCATTACATCCTCTTTTGTAATTACAAGAGATTCAGGGCTGACGCCTAGCTTCTCTGGAACTATAACAAGCTTCTGCCCCCCTGGATTAGACGGAAAGTAAATACTTTTATTACAAATTCCACGTATAACACTATAAGACAAATGAAATTCCTCGGAAAGTTTTTGATAGGTGTACCGCTGTGGATCAGTATTCCTTAAAGTCTTGATCTTTTTAATCGTTTCCCACGATAAAGAAATTCCGTTGCGTCTTAGCCGCTCCAATTGAACATCGCTTTTACTTCCCCAGTAGTAATGGTTGGGGTTAACACAGTAAGGGGAAGAACAGGAGGCAGTTCTTACTACAACTTGCCCTGACTCCCCGTACCTACCAGTAATAGCAAGAATTAAAGCTCGTGCATCTCTACCTCTATATTGCGGCCTACCAGTAGAGGCCCCAGTCAACGCTGAGCGGTCCTCAAAGGGATTCTTTCGCTGAAGCGTGAACCCATGGAAGAAAACGTGGTTGATCTTGTCCAAGGGCCAGCAGCAGTCGTCTGGGAGTCTCTCCCCTAACAACTTCAAACACTTAAGGATCCAAATCAAATCCTCGGTTCCCAGACCCCGTTCAGCAAAAAATTTTCCTGTTTTTTTAGCGTTAAGCAAGTTGATAGGGTTTTGCGCTGCTTGACAATAGCCTGCGCTGCAATGGATGTCAAGGTTGCCCCCATGTAAACCGAAAAATCTGATGCCGCTCTTAATTACTATAGAGAAAAAAAGGGTTACTGCCTAACAGACACCATAACAACCCTATCGCTGTGTGCAAGGCAAGACCTCTTTTTTTCTCTATAGGAGTTATGGGCGGCGACACTTTATTACAAATTGCTTAACTCGTCAGCCAAACCTATTGCACTGCAGCCGATTGTCACCCAATGTTAGAACCCTATCAACTCATTTTAAGAACATTTGTACTACCAACTTCAAGCGTCCGGCCATGGTTCTTTTCTTTCAATAATGTTGAAGTTTTCCGCATATGTAGTTGCAATATACAAAGAACTGGAACAACGGCAAATATCACCACTAGGCTTACAAGTTAAGTACATGTCAAAACCTTTTGTGTCCTTGGTTTTAAATATTTTTACACCAGTATCGTATTTTTTCACAAGAATTTCTGACATACAAAAGTTTTTGGATAGTATTATTGTAAGAAAGCTAAGTGTAGTCATGCCGGTTAATAGTCAGTTTCTACAAGACGTTCAAAAATATGCAGCAAAGGAGGCTGTAAAATCAGCACTTTCAAGTAGATTTCCGGATATAAAGCAAGGGTTAAATTTACCTACGTGGGCGTCTGGCATAACCACTGGAATCAACGCTGGTCAAAATTTAATGTCACCTGGAGCGTATAACTATGCTTCTAACAAACTTAGATCAGTTAAAGAACAGCCAAACCTAAGCCTTCTGGAAGGCGCTAAGAGGATTGCTGCTATCGAAGCTGCTAATAGAATGGTTACTGATGCGTTTAAAGGTAACTTTAAACCGCCAGTACAAAACCTCAATACGGGCGGTGGAACTGGATTAGGGCCAGGCGTTGTTCCTATTGTTCTAGGGACACGGGACGGCGTTACCGCAGACCCAACACAAAGCGATCAATACAGGGCTGAGCTTTCACGTTACATGAACACGGTTGCTGGGCCATCTAAGGAACAATTAGGATTACAGATATGGGCACAATCAAATCCAGGTCTTGCAGCCAAGCTAAAATCAGGTCAGCCTGGTTATGATCAGTCAGCAGATTACTTCAGCAATAGGTATCGTGATTATGGAGATATGCCATCTACAGGGGTAATTGGAACTTTACCTCTAGAAGGGCAGCAACCGGTTCAGATAGAGCAACCAGAAATGGAAGGCATTGCTCCTGAGAGCACTAATGAAAAAGTTCAAAATTTCCTTAGAATGTTGACAGAGGTTGGACAAGGTAAATGATGAACCAGCAGTGCGCCCCATCTGGATTTGACTATAGTCAGATGGGGGTTGTTGACGGGGTGCAACGACAGGGAATGCTACCTGGTGGCTGGTCCAATCAAGGTCGGATGGTTAGCAACCAATATCAAGAGGCTAACCGTGAGGCAGCTAAAAAAATTAATCCCCAGAATGCTTCTTCTCAAATGCCAATAGGGGACCGCGTAACTCAGTTCTTACATACCCTGGGGCAATAATGATTGATAACGATTTCCCTACTTCGTATGCTAATTTTGGTGACTTAGCTCAGGAAAAATCACAGGTTAATGAAGATTTATATAACTGGATGCATAAAACATATGGCATAAAACCTGCCGAGTGGTATCGTAATAATCCAGATAAGAAACCAGGAGCAAATCCAATGCTTCCTAAAGGCGCCTATGTTCCTTTAGCAGAAGGAAACACTGAGGGGAATGAGGCTTTTGGCTTTCTTCAACAATATGCCCGTGGCGTTCAAGATTACAGTCAGGAGGGTACAGACATTCCTTCATTTAGTTTCAAACATAAGTATGCTCAAGAACAGGGCGGACCTATTGCCAACTCATTTGAAATTGGACCAAAACCTATACCGATTGATGATGTACCAGTTAAGGGTAATTACCCTATAGCCCCTGTGGAAACGCAAGTCAACCGTGTAAATGAACTACGAAGGTCTTTTGGGCTGGGACCAATAACTGTCAAACAATACATGAGGGGAGTATGAACTTAACACCCGATGAGCACAAACTTATTGAAAGTCTTGCTAAAATACTAAGGAATTTAGACAGTTACGATGATTGGGAATACGGAACAGAAGTAATACCGAACGACACAACCTGGGCTCAGCCTAAAAACAAAATACCTACTAATCCTTGCCCTCAGGAAGAATAGTAGGTAGATCTATATAAGCCTGATCAGAAGCACGAATTGCAATACCTTTAAAGAAAGTACGACCTGCTTTATTAAACACATTCACACCTTCTAATCCAAGCTGATTCTTACAACAATCCTGCAATAGATTAACAAATCTTTTTTGACCTACAGGTTTAGATCCTGTTGAATCACAGTGTTCACAGTAACTAGGATATAGCTGAGTATGTGTATTGTAATAACGGGTATTACTATCTTTAGCTGCTGGTACTTTTTTACCTACAGCAGAAACACTATTGGCAGAAAGTACAACTTCTGATTGTAACCATTCTATTAAATTATTACTACTGAGAAGGATGTTATTTCGCACACGCCGTAGTGCAGGAACCATTTCGGTGGTATCAAGAAGGTAACGGCGCATTGATTTTTCATCCATTTCAAGCACCCAATTAACAAGCCCTGGTAAGTAATCTTTCCAGTTACCGCTAATTCGCCCCTTATTAATCTTAATCATATCTTTAGCTTCACTACTTTTATCATAAAGTTTACGGTTGAATTCAATTGTCAGCCTTCTACGTGCCAATCCACTGGTATTATCCGTAGTTTGAATAGGTTCATTAGCTGCAACCATGACCATTCCTGTGTACACAAATGGTTCGCCAATTGCCTTCAATTTCTCTTCATAACGTAAAGAATCTCCACCAGTTAACGCTTTAAATGTTTGGGCTGAACCGCCATAACGTTCCGAGTCATTTATTAATGTCAACCGCTTATCTTTAATAGAAGATAATTCAAATCTACTTTGCTCTAATTGATTTAATGACGTACTGGCATAGTTACCAGCACCAACCATGGCGCAACATAAGTTGGCGTAAGTAGATTTACCGCGACCACCAGGCCCAATAACCTCAAGAAAACGTTGTAATTCATTACCGCGCCCAACTAAACACGCTCTTAACCAGGCTCTAAGTACTTGTACGCGGTCATTATCGCCATACTGGGTCCGCGATAACCAATCAACAATAGGACCTGGTAGGGCTTGGGGGTTGTAATCAAAATCAAGTCCCCAGGTAATGTAGTTGCTGCGGTTATGTTCTAGGAAGTTACCCGAATCGAGTTCAAGAACACCGTTACGGAAGGCAAGTAAAGACGCATCATCATTCCAGTCTGAATGCGCAAGGTGACCCTCGAGGAGTCCGCAAACATCATTAATAAGGTTATTACTATAACCACCAGGGAGCGATAAATTACAAAGTGTAAATTGAATTTCGTGCTTAAAGTCTTTACTGTACTCTTGCCGAGACCAGATCCCACGTTTTTCGTCATAGCGCATGAATACGTCGAACCTTGGATCATACAGCCAACCGTTCTTCCTGCAAAGCGGCATAACAAAATCCGCAATTTCAGATGGAGGCGGGTTACGAGCAGATTTTTTACTATCTTTATTTTTGGAACCAGCTGCATTTAAAAAATTATTTACTTCAGATATATAATTTTCATCTATATCTTCAAAATATTCTGAATCACAATTAGTTTTTAAGTAATCAGCAAATGCTTCATTATGTTCTGCGGCAATTTTTTTAGCAACTTCCTCAATATTTGGAACAGTAAATCCGTGCATATCAATGAACCCGTCTTCTTTTGCTTTTGCTCGTAATGTTTTTAAACCCCTGGCGCCTTCAGGGTTTGGTCCTCCTGGAAGCCTTTCGAATGACGCCCATTTTTCTTCACAACAACCTTCTTGAAAAGATTCAGATTGCTTAGACCATTCAATCCAGTCATCAAGAAGAGTATCATCAATTTGATGTAAAGCCATACCAACTGCTATCCATTCTTCATAAGAATCTGCTCTTTCTGGAGATAAAGCTTGAAGGTATTCAATTACATCTTCAAGAATAGATTCTAAATGATATTGACTATCTTCTTCATAACTTAAAGTAATATTTTGTGTCAATAATGAACCAGGACCTGCTGTTTTTCTTCTATATTTACTTGATGGATATGCATTACTAATTTCTTTATATAACCAGTCTGGCATTTCCGGTAGGTTTTTGACGTGTTCAAAGCCGCCGTGTTTACCTGTGCAGTAACCGTTTGTATCAGGGTGTGCACCCATTAATGCACCTTGCCTGCTGCGCCAGAGGATTTCCCATGGGGCTTTATCTAATTTTAAAGTTGCTTTGTCTGGCAGCAGATCTATTTTTCCGCTTGGAACACGGAATAACATTCTGGACTTACCAGGCTTCCCACTGGTTATAGTTAAAGTAGGAGGGAAAATAGCGTCAATTGGACCTCCACCTAAAGCTTCAATAACTGGTATAGCCTCCTCACCATCAATATCAACCCAAATCAAACCGTATTCGTTACAGTGCTGACCGCTTAACAGACCTACCCCTGTTGCACGCCCCGCATCTAATTCTTCTTTGATTTGATTAAGGGTGTATGGATTGGTTGTCCATCCACCTACGTAAGCTCTTTTACCGTTAAGAGGGGTTAGCGCCCAATCCTTAGGAATTAGCTCTAAATTTATTTCTCCAGGATTCAAGTCCCTTTTAGGTGGCCTGGGATCCATAGAGGGGAGGGACATATCAACCCAGTCTACGTGCAGTTCTTACAAATTTCAAGTTACAGCGCATAAACCTATCATTAATTTGTTTCCAACTTGTCCCCGTCTATGACCTCCATATCAATTTCATTTTGAGACGGCAAAATCTCAGAATAATATTTAGCAACAGTTTCCAGCCACTTGGATTTATATTTCTCAATTGTCCCGCTTTGCACGGCAAAAACCTGTGTACGATCTCTGGTCGCAACAAATATCATTAGTATCTCAGGTACTACTCCTATAGTGTGTTCTAGGCCCATTGCATAGGCACCCATTTGCAACATGCATTTTTGGTACTTCATGAACCCAGAACGCCGCATGGCATACTCACTTTTCAATGTTTCCGCCCCCGGCCACCTACTGTAATAAGGCCCGTTTGATGTTTTTAGGTCGCCTAAAACAATTTTTCCTTTGTATTCAGCCACAATATCAGGAGCACCAGCCCATCCCCAGTTTTCTGTCTCATGTACTCCTGGGTGCCAGACTCTGCTAACACCGTCACCTCCTATTGTCCAAGAAAAGTTGTCACCGACAGGATTTTCTGCCCATAATATTCGACCAAGCTTGTCTAGTTTTTGGGGAAGGCCGTTCCAGAAGGCTTGAATTTCCTCATCTTCAATGACGGGATTTTTATCAATGCCTAATAAATAATTTTCCATGAGTCCATGGACTTTTGTACCCCTTGCTGCAGCAGCTTCTCGACCACCTGGATTATTTTTCGCCCACCGTTCAAGTGCTACTTTATTACCCCCTGTTGCAGACAAGATTGTAGTTACAGACGGTAAAGTACCGTAAGGAGTCTTGTAATGACGACTCCCGTTAATGGTTAACCTTGTGTCTCCGTCGCTTTGGTACTGCAAGAACTGCACATGTGGCGCAGTTCGAGAGTACACGGGGTGAATTTTGCGCTCTAAACAAAAGCTTTCCAGTACCTGGACATCAATATCAGTACAAACTGCATACATAAAATCTCCCACCTCTTCAAAAGGTAACAGATTTTTCTGTTTTTACAAGGATTTCGGACCTTAGAATAACTAAAAATGTGTGTGCAAAAAAGTGTATGAGCTGGAAACCTTAGGACGACACTGCATACTTGATGCATATAGGTGCAATCCAATACATCTAGATGATGAAATTTTTGTAAAAAATGCTATTGAAAAAGCTGTTATTCGTTCGGGAGCAACTTTGCTTCAGTTGATTGCGCATAAATTTCAACCACAAGGTGTTACAGCATTAGCACTTTTATCTGAGTCACACATAGCACTTCACACGTGGCCTGAATTGAGTTATGTAGCGGTTGATGTATTTACTTGCGGCAAACATACGGACCCAGATGCTGCATGTACTTTATTAAAAGAAGAATTTGAAGCAGAATCGAGCGTAATTAAAGTTTTTAATCGCGCTACAAAACAAATAAATGTTTAATTAATCCCCATCAATTTCAGGAGCACGATCAAAACAATTTTCAATGTTATTAGCAAACTGCATGTTTTGATATTTTGCAACGTGACTTTGAATTTTACTATAAATATTAAAACTACTTTTTACTGCATCCTCTGGGCTAATCATTAGCTTTGAGTTAGCAAGCAATCCAGCAGTCAAAACACAGATTGCAAGTTCCTGGGGATGATTTATAAATGAACGCAGCGACCTACCGTTATCCGTAAACGAAGCCAGAAGATAAGCTATGTCTGCCGCTGAGTTGTTTTTGTTTTGTTCTGGTTCTTGGATCATTAGTTTTCTTCTTCCTCTTTAACGTAATAAAGAGTAGTGTAATCCTTCTTAATTATAGGTAGCAATAAACCATGCTCTTTCAAAGCGGACAAACGCCTGGCAATTGTTCTATGATTACGTTCAAACTTTTTTACAATAGCAGTTACTGGAATAAGTACTAAGTGATCGCCTTTATACTCGGTTGCTTCTTCCAATAGGAACTCATGAATCTGGTAAGCCAGATCATCCATGAGTGCTTCATGGTTCATACTCGGTCTTGCCACTGTGTTTATTCCGTAATTAAAGTTACTTTTTGATTCTATAGGAGTTTATTCCCCAAGAAATACAGGGATAACTAATTTTCTATATTCTTTGCTGCTTGTTTTTTTGTTTTAATGACTCCTTTTTTAGCGGTTTCAAGGTCCATGCCCCAGCAGGGCTCCCCGTCCTCCAACCTGGGGTAACAATACAAAATGTGGTTAGTGCTGCCGTGCCTCAAGCATTTAATTTCATAGCCTTCAAAATCAATTGAAGGCAAGAGTTCAGAGGCTGTGCCGCGATACTTAAACTTTTTTACGTCTCTCATGACTGAGTTTCGACTGCTTTATCAGCATACTTCCATACACTCAGAGCTTCACCCACTTACTGGATTAAAAATGAATAAAAACAAAAATCCGCCCCCTTTCTGGTAGAAGAAGGCGGATGGTTTAAATAAGTGAACCTTACTCAACAGAATTATTTATATATAACTCTGTTTCTTCTAGATAATTAACTACGTCTTTAAGGCATTGTTCATAACCGTATATATATTCATCGGTTTTATTTTGCCCAATAAAAGAGATAATATTAAGAAGTAATCTTCTTCTTAACCTGTCCCGATAAAGCTTCTTCATTATCCTCTTCAATTGCTGTCACAATAATAGTACCATTTTTTTGTATTGCAAAATCCAACAAGGTTCCTTCTTCCCATCCCATTTTACTTAGTAGTTCGTCCGGTAACGTCAGAACACCTTCTTCATCGCATGTTAAATATTTTTTTTGGGTGTCCATTATTTACCTCCCTTTACTTGGAAATTCTCAGACACGACTTCTGATAACAAATTTTTCATTGAATCATAGAATTTTTTATTTCCGTTAGGGTTGGAAAATTTAGCTTGTTTTTCTTGAGGCCTTGTTACAACCATAATAAAAGTTCAGAAAGTGGTACATAGGCAGGATAGAAGACCCCTTACTTTTTAACAAGAGATCTTATTATTTCTACATGTTGTTATGAAGAGATTAAACGCTTTCTGCGCTCGTAAATCAAGCTGTAACTGGGAACTAATTGCGCAATTGCTGGCACTGAACTTTGGTTTGCAAGTATGCCTTGTCTAACCCTATCCTTATCTGGTAACTCTTCTTGCTTAGCATCTAAAATAGTTTCATCTTTCATTCTTACGAGAGTTGTTATTTTTCTTAATCCATACTCTACTTTTTCCTGGTCTGACCACAACTCAAAGTTATCAATTAACCTTGGTTTTGTAGCTTTAATAGTAGCTTGGTATTTCACACCTGTTGGTGTACTGCTAATAAGGTTTTGTTGATAAGCAAATTTAATAATTTTAACAAGATTTTCTTTATTACGTTTCCACGCATCTCTATTGTTCTTTATCTCTTCCATCTCTTTTTCTAATGCTTCAATATAAGCATCACATTTTTTTATTATTCCTATAATGTTATCAAATTTATTTTCATGTCTAGACGCAAGATCTTCAATATGTTTTTGCAGGTATTCACGATCTTCTTCACTGGTGTCAGGAAGATCCTTTAAAAATGAAATGTGTTGAATTGATTCAGAAAGTTGAACATAGCTTTGTTTGTCTGACATGATAATAAGAAATGGTGGTTAAGAATTAATTTGATTCATTATGTATTCAACTGATTGACTGTATTTAATCAACTGATAAGGTGGAACATGTGTTAAAGCTTTTGTAAATACCTTCCAACAGTTGCCAGTTGGGTTATGGTCAGCAGTATAAACTTGCTGTTCTTTCCAAGAATTTTTAGGTAACCAATTCATTTTATCTTTTATTCCATCATTTGTTACACGATAAAGTAGGCGGCCACTTTTATAATCAAAATGGTATACACACATATTTAAGTTGTATCCTCTTTTTCTTGATTGTTCTTGAACCATATAACGTAAAGTTTCTAGTTTTAAGTTTGCATTATTCCAGCTAATATGCTTGCAAATCGGTACGTATTCATCCTTACAGACTTGATACACTTCTTTTGCTATTTCTTGTTTGTTATTATTTAATTGTGTCCAGGAAGGACAACTACATTTTTGATCTTTAACTTCAACAAAATAAATTTTTTGTTCTCCGTTTGAATCAGTTAAGATTTTCGGTGGCCTACCAATATTAATAGAAATAGTAGGATATGCCTGATTAGAAGAGTAATCAAGAGCAGCAATAGGAATACCATTGTTTGGATCTTTAGATTTGTATTTCTTCCATACAGTGTAATCAAAGAATGATGGTGTTCTTGTTCTGTGCTCTAAAAAATTATTTAGTACATGACGACGCTCTAATGAAAGTAGGGTACCGTCTACATTACAAATAATCTGAGAGCCTTTAAGTGAAATTGAATTAATATCTGTTGCTAGTAAGCCTCCAAATTTTTCTGGATTTAATGCATACAAGCAATTAATAATCCTTTTTCGACCATAAATTAATTCCTGGGCCTTATTTAGTTGGTTTGCTAATAAAAGCATTTTAGTTGATTTACTAATAGGATTGTGATAAGCGTACTGTGTTAACGTTTACCCTGACCACGACTAGGTTTTTTACGCTTTAGTGTCCAGGAACCAAGTTTGCGTAAGCCGTTACCAATCGATGTACGTTTAGCAGTTGCAGTAACTGTACTGTTACCGGTGGAGGCTTTTTTTTGATTTGCCATGTGGTGTGCAGAGACAAGGTTAGCTTAGTTTTTAATTAAACAAAAAAAATAAAGTTTTGTTTCAACTTGACATTTTGTTAATTTGTTATAAAGTGATTGATATGCTTCAAATTCATGTCAGGATTTGATTTAACTGCTGCTCCCTTTGCTGTCGAAGACTTTCAAGGTACAGTAGAAGATAAATTTTTTGTTGCTAAGTTAAAACAAGGAATTGAAAATACTAATAGTAAACAGGAACTAAAACAAATTGCAACTACACTTGCTGAATTAGCTACACAAAGGCAGAGTTTAATTCGTGGTTTGTGCAAACGCTTAGCTAAATTTGAAGCTGAATTAATTTCTAGATCTTATGAGGATAAATTAAAAGCCGCCCCTAAGGACGGCTGATAATTATAGGAGTTTATTTAAGTTAGTTCAATTTCACCTGTGTCAGCGTTTCTAGTACCGAATAATGCTTCTACACCTCCTTTATTACCGGAGTCACTGACTGGTGGAAGAGTGAAGTCAAGCCCAGGTTTAATTGCATGAAAGCCAATTTCTTTTTCACATTGCTGGAAAAAAGATTTAGCATACACTTCAGGTGAACAGGTCTCCCACACTTCTTCAACAAAGTCAATGTCTTCATTAGTAGAAGGAAAGAACTGCTCAATAGTCTTAGAAGTAGGTACTACCCAAGATTTAGGATAAGCAATCCAGCTTTTTTGCTTGTCACCATACTGCTGTGCTCCGAAAGTAGGAGTAAAAATAGCAGCAGCAGCTTGTTTTGGATCAAAGCCAGAACCTCCTTTGGAGCCAGCATAGTCAGCAAAAGCTGATTCAAGTTGCTCAATAAAAGTTCCATAAGCATCTGTAAATAAATTAGATGCTCCACCATGTATTGAAAGTAGTAACGGTTTTTTATGTACCGGACCACCTTTTTCATTTACAAGGAAAGTTAATATAAGACGACGACGTTTGTATGGATTGGGCTTGTCTGGGTTTTTTTCTTCCCAATCATCATATAAAAACGAATCACGTGGATACAGGCCCTCAATTCCGCCTTTGTCTGAGTTCTCAATGAAGGTTACGTCTTTACGAAATCCGCAATGCAAAATTAACATGCGGGGTGTTTTAAAAAATACACCTTTGTTTGAATCACCGTTATTATAAGTATGTTCATATTCTTCAGCTTCTGGAAACATGCTTGGTGTACCGGACCAGCCGATACGAGCTAAGACAGTATCCTTAAGAAAAAGCCCTGGCTTGGACTTGTCATTAAGGATTTGACAATTGCAAAAGTCCCGGAGGACACCTTGATACCTTGCGGTATTTTGGTAACGGTCGAGTACAGACATTACGTTCAAAGGATGGTTAGTGGACTTGTCTCCAGAGCAGGAGTTGCACCTGCACTAGGCACTGGCCTGGAGAAGAAAGCCTGTCGCGCAACAGGCATTAACCACCTAACAGGGCTAACACTAGAACGGAACTGCGTCTTCGTCAACAGAACAAGAAATTGTTACAGGAATAGGCTTTTCAGATACCTGTAAATCGGTAGTAGGTGAATACATTTTTTCCTCTCTTAATTCATTTTTAACTTTCGCTTGCTCCTCTTTATTTTTGTTTTTACCAAATACTGAATACATTCCGGCACGTACTCTTATTTGATATGTACCGCGTTGGCTACCGTCTTGCGCCTGCCAAACGTTATACCTTAAGACACCCTCAACACTTAACTGGCGCCCAACATGAAGCAGTGTTGTTAGGCGTTTTGCATCATCCCCCCATGACTCCATCCTGAAGCTGAGGCTATCCTCCCAGGTGTGATTAAGTATCATCTGGGCAGGTGCCGATACCATTGTTGTAAATGTAAATAAATCTTCTTTATTCTGCTCCGGTATAAACCCAACACCACCAGCAAGATTTACGCGGTTTATTTGTAATGATTTGTCATTAACTAATTGCAATGGCTGGTTTGGAACCAGATACATTTTGTAATCTTGACGGTTTGGGTAGAGCCTTCCACCTAGAAGGAGCCGTACCCCCGGTTGAAACACGTCAAAAGTTTCCCCCGCTGCTTTATTTGGTACCATAAGAATTGGTACGTCTGAACCACTTTTACCTACTTTTGGTAGGCTTATGCTCATAAAACGCAATCCGTTTTCGTGGAACTTTTCTCCTGTGTAAGTTCCAATTCCAATAAAAGAATTCATTTTTTAGTACAGGTGTTGTGTGTGCAGGTTAGTGTAGCAGGTCAAGGGTCGATTGAAACTAAAGGTACTCCAGCCTCCTTTAATAATTTTGAAGATAAAATAAAATTTTGAACCCATCTACTTGGAACTGAATCTAAACTTTTTATAAAAACATTCTTGATTCCAGCATTGATAAGTGCCGCAGCACAACGGCTGCATGGATGCATAGTGATATAAGCACTACAACCATTGGTACTAACACCGTGAATTGCAGCCGTAATGATGGCATTTGTTTCTGCATGGATCGTGAGCTCATATTTTTCTTCACGGTCCATTAATCTATTTATATCATCGTCTATGCCTTTTGGAAAGCCATTGAAACCAGTTGAAATAATTCGGCGTTTTTTTATTAAAACGCACCCAACTTTTGTTGATGGATCTTTACTCCATTTAGCCACAAGTTCTGCCAACTGCATAAAACGTTGGTGCCATACATATTCATGTGCGTTCATAATTTGTAATATTTATTGATCATTTACAACTTCAAAATGTTGTCCAATTACTTCTTGAATAAATCTCTGTCTTTCAAGTAAAGCTGAAATTAAATTTTCAATGTCTCTACTCATCAAGAAAAGTTCTTTTAGGTCCATTCCCTCAAGAGATTTTTTTGTGGTTTTGGTTGCAGGATTTGTCATTTTGGTGTCTATGTTGCAAAGGGTATACTAGATAATAAGTTAAGTTTTAGTGGCTTTCCATCCAATTTTGACCGACCCGTGCCTCCCCGGTTAATGGACACTTAAGATTAAAATATTCACCAGCTTTTCTAAAAGAGTCAATAGCCAGTTGCATATAAATTTCAACATGTTCAGGCCTAACAAGAGTTTGAAATTCATCATGGATATGCGCAACATATCCCCAATCTTCACCAAATTTTAATCCAATCGCTGTTAAATCTTCATACAAAATACATGTTGCTTTTTTAACTGTTATTGCTCCGGTTGATTGGAGCAATTGGTTTAAAGCTGAATGTTTAGATCGTATTTGCAGTTTTCTTCCATCAACACCTACAAGGTAACCTTTTTCTGTAACTCTTTTTTCAATTAAATCTTTTAATTGTTTAATAGCAGGTAAATTTTCATAAAATGTTTCCATTGTTTTTTTTCCCTGTTTATATTGTTTATTTTCATCTTCAAGTGGCGAAATAATACTACCAACTTTTTTTGCACCTGCACCATAAGCTAAAGCAAATATTAATTTCTTTGATAAATCTCTTTCTACTTTGGCTATAGGCCGATCACCACTATATAAACCAAACATACGAGCATTATAACTATGAATATCGACACTACTATCGCTAACAAGGCGTGCATATTTTCCTCCATCAAAATATGCAAGCCAGGCTCCAAGTGCTCGTAATTCGAGTCCAGATGCATCGGCGCCGACTAATTTCCACCCATCAGGAGCATAAAAAAGAGCGCGACATTCAGACCCATAAGCGTGACCAACACTTGGTACTTGGGCCATATTTGGACGTTTATGACTACAACGCCCGCTGATACAAGCATTTGTAATAACTTGTCCATGAATCCTACCGTCTTTATAGACTTGAACATGTTTAAGCCAGGCTTCTTTTCCTTCTGCAATTTGTCCAAGTCGTTTATTTAACGTTTGATATTCAGCTAGTATCTTAGCCTCAGGGTATTTTGTTCCTAATTTTTCTAAAACGTCATCATCTACTTTAGGATTACCTTTTTCTGTAAGACAAAAAGTGATTTCTGGATACAGTTCTTGCAGTCTTTTTGAAGTTTGTGTTCTTGATCCCGGATTAAATATTTCAGTTTTATCAGCTAAACGTTTTCCTGTTTTTGTAGACCACCTTTCTTTTACCACTGGAGGAAACACTGTTTGTAATTTTTCATTAATTTCATTTCTTTTTGTTTTTAAAGTATTAACCAAGGCATAAGCAGCTTTTTCATTAAAAGGGAAACCAAATCTTTCTTGTTTATTCATTATTAAAGCAAATTGGTGCTCTAAATCTAATGAGCGTTTATCTCCCCCCTGGCTCAACATATACTTATATAATTCAAGAGACACTTTAACGTCGCCTTCACAGTAATACTGCATTGTTTTAGACCACATTTCCCAAACACTTTTTGAATTATCCTCATCTTCGTCTCCTTTGCGCTTTAATTCAGATTTAAAATCAATCTTATTTACACCAACTCGTTCACCCCAAGCAGCAAGTGAGTGGCTACCAAAGTATTTACGGTTTATGTGGCTATATTTTGCATGATCCAGTGGTGTTAGCTCTGGCCAAAACAATCTACTTGTTATCAATGTATCAAAATAATCACAATCTATTCTTAATGTAAGTTTTGGATAGATTTTTTTTAATGCCGGTAAGTCAAAATTTATTATGTTGTGTCCAACTAATAATGTAGCTTGAGATATGCAGTCTAAAGCATGTGCTATTGGTAAATAACCGTCTTGATCAGCACAGCTAATAAATTTATCATTATCTAAATCATAAAGAACAACACAATGAATTTTGTTTAAAGTCGGTAACAGTCCGTTGGACTCTAAGTCAAGAATAAATCTTGTCATTAATAAAAATTTTTATAAAGGGCAGAAATGTTAGTAATTTCAAGCTCTTCATTTATTTCTCGATCTTGAAGGCGTTTAAGAATGTTCTTTGCTTCTGTTAAATCTGGTAAACACATTGCTTTGTTCAATACTTGTGTGTCGTTTATGGTTAGCAATGTAAATCCATTGCCGTTTTTATTAATGCAAAGAATTTTTGTAAATTCTTTATTACAAAGCACAAAACCTCTTTGCATGGCTCAGTCCTTAATGCTGGCATGATCTGGCACAGCCCGCATCAAGAAAAGATCTAAGGCGATATGCAGAAATAGTGGAGCCATCTTAAATGCTTGTGGAGGGAGTCCACCAAACAAAGCAGAAAGTTTGTCACTGAGGTCTGTGCGGTGCATTTCTTCAAATTCAACGCTTAGCATCTGAGCTATATTAAGGATGAAGTCACTCAAGTCTTCGTCCTGATGTTTCAGTTGTTCAACAACTTCCCACAAGAGCGGGTCGTTTTGAATCATTTTAATTAACTCTTCCATAATGAGCTATCGTGTCTGCCGCCAGATTACCACCCGTACATTTCAGTGCAAGTCAGGAATTTGTAAAGTTTTTATGGAACCTTATGAACACATTAAACGTGGCCATTGGGCATGGAACTTTGGTTTTGCTGTTGGTAAATCTAATAGACAGTTAAATGATTGGTACACTAATCGAAACAGGAAGAGTGCAAATAAATTAAAAAATAACTTTATTGGAAAAGAAGGTGCTGCTTTACTTTTGAAAAGTTTAAATCTTTGTTTTAATATGCGGTGGGGTATACCCCCTGGGGATTTAATAATTGTAAGTTGCAATTCAGGTAAACCAGAAAAACAATTTAGAATTTATAAAAAATTTATTCGGGGTGAAGGTAAAAGAAAACATCTTGATTGGGTTATAGATGAAGAAAATAAAAAATTCTTTTGGTATCGTCCTCCATATCCAGATGATTTAGTTTGGGAAAGTGTTAAGCAAAACAATGCAAGAATTATTTCTGCTGAAGTTCGGAATCCTCTACAAGACAGCCTAACGGACCTTGCATACTTTCAGAGTTTTGATATTGTTGAATTGAAGCGGAATACTCATCTACCCAATGACTAAAAGCAGACTGCAGAACCCCTGGTTCAATCCATAAAGCAAGTTGTTTATGAGCATATTTAATAAGTTCTAAAGATTCCTTATCGTTTTTTGTTATGACGTTATTTAATAAGCGCATAAGCATAGCTTCCAACCATTTGTTAGGTTCTTTTTTAGGATCTAAGTATTCCATTATGATTTTTGCGTTGACATTATTGCAGCTAATACAAAAGTAAAATTAATTATTGCTAAATAAAGTCCACTTAACACTGGGTTAAAAATAAAAACAAAGGTACATAAAATCCATAGAATAAATGCAACTAGTCCGGTAAATTCAGGTGTCATTCAATCAATTTCAATTACAATACGTCGTAAGTGTCCTTTTTTATCTCTTTGTTCATAGATATTGAATTCACCATCTCCTATTTCGGTATTAAAACGAGCACCGAAAGAGATGGAAGAACGACCGACAGTACTTGAAAAGTTTTCAAGATAACACGGGTCAACAATACAGATACTACCGGAATCACAGCTTACAGAATTAATTTTGCGTGGTTGACATAAAACGGACATGATAATTAGGCATAATAAAAAGGGATCACTTTCTTAAAAAAGTGCCCCAGGGTGGATGTTGTACGTTTATTATAGCATTTGGGGCGAAGAAGAACCGTTGACAGCCCTGTTTAGAAAGGGAATCAGGATTTTTACGGTTTCCCCTGATTGGTAACAGACGGGCCGTGCCACTGATCATGGGGCGGCCCCTCCCTTATGTTGTAAGGTTAATTTTTCTTAAATGCAGCACTGGCAACTATTGGAAACTGTCCGGTAAAAATTACTTTTATTGTGTCAGCAATAGTTCTATGTTCTTGTTGAGTTTCTCCTGCTGTTCTAACCTGGATATAATGTATCCAAGAACGTAAAGTTGCATTTGCATAAAGAGTTGTTTTTGTACATAAAGGTAGTATTCTGCGTGCAGTTTCTTTTGCTATATCTGCGTTCAGCATTTCTTCATAAAGTTCTCTTGTTTTAGTAAACAATTCACCGGAACGAGTCATAAAGTTAGCAGCTACTGTACCGTCTAAATCATCAAAACTGTTTTGACGGTTTTTATAATCTTGCCTTCTAAAAGAAGGTAAGGTAATTTGTTGAGCTTCAGAATACCTGGTCGAATACTCTTGAAATGATATAGATCTGTGTCTAATAATTTGCGCAGCAATATCACGTTCAGTATTTATTTTTACACACATGTTTGCCATTTCAAATGGTGACCAATGTTTATGACTAATTAAATATTTAAGAAGTCGTTCTGACGTGTCAATATTAGGTGCATTTTCTGGCGAACTGACGCGAGCCATTTGCACAATCATTTTTTCTGCATCTGGAGTAATCCAGACAAGTCCTACTGAGCTCATTTGTTTTGAATGGGTTAATTTAAAAATACTTTTTAATTTGTTTGGATGTCATTCATTTGTTCGAGCACATCAGTACATTTATATCTTGTACCGAGGAATTGAATGACATAATATTTTTTATTTTTGTGCAATGTCCCGGCAGTAGTGCCGGGAGCAATGCGACCGTTTTGTTTTATCCATCTCAGACCACTGGGGGCGGAAGAATCCGCCACTAGGTAGTCTGTAAACCTACTCTTTCTTTGTTTCTGCAGTAAAGACATTTTCTCCATCAGTAAATTTCTCTAAAAAGTTTTTTAATGAATCTACAAAAATTTTTTCAAATTCTTCTTTTTTCAGTTTACTCAAATAGTTGTATTCAGGATTTACATTTTCATCCCAACTTATCATTACTTCTTTGTCATTTACAACAATTTCAAGTGTGTCCTGAATTGATTTTTCTCGGTCTTGTTGTGTGTGCATGATTTTTATATTGATACGTGTTTCCAAGTTAAGTTATTGTCAATTTGATATATACAACTTGAATTAACTTTGTAACACTTACCCAGTTCTTTATAGACGGCTGTTTTGGATGGATAGCTATCTAGAAAACTGCTATCAGATAAAAGCATTTTAATCTCTTTTACTTTTGCCACATTAAGTTTTGCATTGCTGTTATTTTCTCCTACATTTTTACAAGTTGTAGGCATCATCTTTCCTTTTGTACGTTTGTAAGCTTTGCCGATTTTAAAATTTGAATTAACAGTCGTTTGTATTGGGCGTGGAATAATTTTATCGAGTGGGGCCGTGATCATTATTTTGTTTTCTCCGCGTGTTGCGGTTAGTACTAGTTGTCCATCTGTTACATCAATGGTTGGTTTATCTTCTTCTGTAATTTGTAGAGACTGGATCGATTGAAAAGCAAAGTGGTTCATGGCAGGTGGGTAGCAAAGTTGGGGTTTGGATTTAGGTGACCCCTTGGACTTGCACACTATAAAGGTAATGAGGTAGAATTACAAGTGTGCAAAGGATAGACGAACCGGTTCTACGCAGGAGGCCGGTTTTTTTTTGCGTAAAAAAAAACTGTCCAATGGGTCGGCTCTTTTATTTATCGACATATTTCTATACTATTTGTTACTTATATAGTAACTTTGGCGACAGACGCAAGGTAAGGAAGTATTATTTTACTTATCTTCTTCAAATATTAAGAATTTCTTTACCTCTTTATCTGAAGCATTAATTAAATTTGATATTGTTTTAAGTTTTTTTTCTGCGATTAAAGCCCTACCGCTCCAATACACAAGGTGTTGGTTGGTTTTATTAAGTTCTGTTTCTAACGCGGTTTGAAATAAAGATGATGGACTTAGGTCTAAGTTAGATTCTTTCCATCTTTGGTGGAGAGCATCTGGAACGGAGACGCTGACTACTATTGCCATGTATAAAAAAATTGTGCTACCTAAACGATAGCACAACTTCGGTAACTGTGTATTCTTAGGTGGTTTTGTGGTGCTGCTATACAGCAACTGTTGGCATGTCTACGTTATTGCTGATTGTATATCAAAGTTAACGATGTAGTTTTTACTTGCAATTACTGGAAGCGGTTCGCTTATTGAGGTTCCATCTGTAATAAGTTTTAATGCGTTACTAAACTCTTCTGCCTCATCCATGGAAGGGAAATGGGGCGCAAAAGTTCCCACCCCCTGGTGGTGTATTAATACAGTGTAACCAAGAACCGGTAGCTTCATAGGAGTGGTTGTGATGCTGCTTTACGCTAACAGGACAGGCCCCGATTTGTAAAACATAGAAGGATTGTCTTGAACTGCGAGGTCTGCTTCCTCGTGACTGCTGACTACTCTCACGATCTCACTTTTACCTGTAGCTGTTTTTGTCATAACAGCCCAAACAAGTTGAGAGGTGAAAGGTCTTATCTGGCAGGCTGAATCAACGACTTCTGACGAGTCCATGGCTTATTTGATCTCCGGTATCTCATTATGCGAGGCATGAATCTGCGCTTTTGCATGAGATTGCGTGAGTCAAAGCCATTGGTACCACTACATAGTCAAGCAATTCACCCTACCAGATAAGAATAGAATATAAGTTAAGAGAAAATTAAATTGTATTGCACATTACATTAAGATTTTCAATGGAAAGAAGGCATAAAATTATTTCTAAAATTATTAAGCATTCTTGGAATCCTTTCAATAAGTTGTGCTACTTGCCAAGTTTTAATTACTCTAAAACTTTTGTACTTATAAACCTTATCAAAACTCATTATAATAACTAGAACGGAACTAATATCATATAAAGTTTTAATAATCATTTTGATTTTACGATATATTTTCCAAAACTTACGTACCCCTTCGTGTTGGCTATGTATGTGGCCGTGGTCTTTAGACTTGTAGAAGTGCTGGGCTTTGGTTCTGTACATCAGTAAGCAAAAAGTTGGAGTTTACTTGAGTCAAGTAGCTTGATGTCTTCTCTTGGCTGCAGAAATTTTGCAACCAAAAGAAAAAATTTAGATGTGTTTCTTTGTATTCGACGCAAAGTTTTTTTTCCATATGCCTTCATTAATAAAGCAGTTAAAGCTAAAGAAGCTATAAAAAGTGTTGTTGTCATAAGAATAAAATAAAAAAATAACCAACCAACTACCCATGTAAAGGCATATGATTGATTAATTTTTGACTTAATTGGTTAGTTTAGTCTTCGGTTTCGTTTTCTTTATCCTGTTCAAAACGCCACTTGATTGGGTCATCTATAACTTTTTCTTCTGCTGGAGTAGCTAATAGTTCTATTACGTAAAACAGTTCTAGAGCTTCATCTAGAGAGATCTCTGCTTCACTGGTGAGTAAGCTCAAGAATTCAGGATTTTCTATAAGCTCTTCAATTGATCCAATGATCGTGTCGATCTTATCAAGATAATTCACAGAACGTTAGCAATTACTAAAATTGTATCAGGTTAAATCCTTGTTCTGTAGTTCGTTTAGTTTGGCATTGATTGCTTTGAGTTGATTGCTGTCGCTATCCATGTTAGACATAAGGAAACGTTCTCCGGTTGATGTAACAAAACCTCCAACAAATCCAGCACCTACCTTGTCTGCAGCTTCTCTCATGCGTGATACTACTTGCATAGCTTGCAGCTGCTGAAGGCTGTAGCTGTCCCGCTGGCTAAGATCCTTGACGTCGTTATTGGAAGGGAATTCGATGTTGTTCATGATGTTTTGAATAAATTCTTTGGAATTGTTCCGGTACAGAAAGAACTGTGGTGTGTCCTTCATTCGCCTAAGTTGTCAATTATATAATTAATGAAAAGGTTTACATTGTGCCAAATTTTAATTTCAGTAGCGATCTTACAATACCTTGGGGCAGTGAAGGAGGTCAAGGTAAAAACAACGCCCCCTCTAAATTTATTAGACCAGTTGGTGGTTGGGGGGCTTCTGGTGAACCTACATCTGCTAACCCAAGTAGCACATGGTCTAATACATTTCCTCTTAATTATATTAAAAAAAATGCAGAACAAAATGCGGCTGAAAAAACTGGACCAGCTAAAAACATTTTAGAACTTTTAACAAAAGGTTCTTTAGGAGTTAATGACGACACTGGAAGTGTTCAGCTTACCCCTGGCGGAATCAATGTAAGAAGTAATGAGGGCTGGAATGTTGGCCTTGATGCATTAAGCAAATCTGCATCTTTAGGTGTAGGACCCTTTAATTTAGAGGGCTCAATGGGCGTAAATCCGTTCATTAAAGCCAATGTTAATTTTAGTGCGCCTAAATTACCTTTTAACTACACCTCCCCTGAACAGCAGTTAGATAAGCAATTAAACCAATTTAGTAACGTAGAAAAGTTGAAAGCGCCAACAGTAAATTTAACAGAAGAAAAGTATCAAGATGGAAGAAGTTTTTTAGTTGATTACTTGGGAAAAAAATTAGGGTCAGTTTTTTAACTCACATTGATAATTATCTGCAACAACATTGCAAACATAAGTTTTATTTTTAAAATAAGCAGTGTAAATCAAAGTGTTACCTATAGATAGATTTACGTATCCCACGCCTAAATACATTTGAACACACGCTAAAGAAGAGCATACGAAATTTATCATTTAGGAAACATCAATTTGTTTTGTAATTCCTATATCAATTGATTTTAAATTAAATTTCTTACCTTGTGAATTTGTTAATTTTATAAAGGTAATAATGCCTGTTTTCATTATGTGCCCACTTAGGTTTCCAAGTGGTGTATTTACATTTAATACAGAGAAAGAATTAGGCGGACCGACAGGCGGAATTGATGGAACTGGTGGAACTGGTGGAATTGGTTTGAACATTTAAATTTCTCAGTTGTAAATAAGTCTAAATTTATCTTTAGCTTGTCTTAAGATTTGCACGGTTTCTTTCCATGCGGGGTTTTGCGTATTGTACGAAAGTTCTTTCCATTCGCCGTCAAGATAGACAGCAATTGTAACAAAACGTTTGGTGCCGTTTCTTTTCATTTGGTTAAGAACACTGTAGTACTGCTTGTTTAGCACGTATGCCGTGCGCTGGAAATACTACCACAACAGTTCGATCTGCTCTGGCGCATAATGGCTTTTTCCACCTGCCTCCACAGGTTTGGCATGTGATTTTAGATTTTGGTAAGGTTGCAGGACATTGTACAAAGCTTACTTTGTTATGCAAAAAAGCAGTTGGTAGTCCTTTTGGTTGTACAACTACAGTGGGTAATCCTTCTTTGTAGCGTTGTGCTGCTACATCCAATGATTCAGTTGATACATTTACAACAAAATTTAATTTAATTGAGTTAAAAATAATTTTTTTATTAACTGCACCATTGATCCCGTCTAAATTATGGTGAGTATAAGTCCAAGCAGCCAATAGGTGAGAAGCTGCCTTAGCTAATTTATAAAGGTATTCCTGGTGAATAATATCTGTAGCATTTGGTTCATGCCATAAGTCACCAGCAATGTTGTGTCTGAATATTTGAAGACGAGGTAACTTCTTAACTTCGTTAATAAATACAATGGGTTCGGATCCACGTGTACCTGCTGTAACAGCATCCCAGTGCATTCGTGTGTAATAACCTGCCTCTGCATAACAACCTCCTTCTTTACCTGCAAGTTTACAAGTAGATGGGCAAGATTCCCTCGAGGTAGTTGAAACAGCAATTCCACCTGTTTTTGAATTTTCAGATGGACAAGTTAATGAACTGTTCATGAATACAGCACTACATAAGGTAAGATTTCTTCAATAGTATGTACATTAGATTTTTGTCTTTCGCTTGCATCAGTCAAGTCAATATCAGAGAAGTTTTCTGTTTGATCTGTAACAACTTCAAATCCGTTTTCTTCAAGTTGATCTACGGCTTCATCCCAAGAATTGGCTGATAAATAAATCCAAGAAATTCTTAATGTTTGATCAGATACTAAGGCGACGTAGTTGTTCATCAGGAGTGAAATGCTAAGTGTTGTTTCCATGCAGAAGAATGCATTTCATCTGCTGTTATATTTGGTTCGCTGTTAGCCATATCGTCTGTTGGATCATATTCAGTAATGTATTCAAGTTCTTCAATTGCACTTAATATTTTTTCATCTGAACCGATTGGTAAATTGCAATCCATCATGTGAAGTTTATCTTCTTCTTTAATAATATCTCTCAATGCTTTTATAATTAAATCAAGTTTTCTCATAGGATTCATTTTGAATGTATAAACTTTTCCAGTGATTGAGGTAAATTCTGTATCTTCAAAGTGAATTTCAGTTTGTCTCATTTTTGCTCCTCTATTGGGTTGTAGAATTTGCTTTGTGGACCATATTCAGAAAGGATTTTAGGAAAGGCAAGAAATATACGTTCTCTGTTTTCGCTGTCTGCATAACGTATTGCGGTAGCTAGTGATTGAAAAAAACGTCCGCCGTATCGGAGCATGGCTTCTGTTGTGGAGTAAACCTCAGTTGAATTCATGGTGCAGGATGAAAGGGACTAGAAAATTTTAAGGTCGTATCCAGGACCGGATCGTTATTTTAGAACGTAGTCATGCAAAACACAACTACGTTCACAAATTTTAAAGTAACTTAAAGGTTGTTATACTGATTAGATTAATCAGTACTGTCAACGGATTTGAGAAATTCTGTCTGATAATTTTGAAATTTCTTTTGCATCAAAATGTGCTTGAAGAGACTCAAGTAAATCGTTATTTATATTTGAAGTAAGGTCTTCATGTTTACTTTTTAATAAAACTTCAAGAATATCTAATGCATTAATGATTGATTTCCATTCTTTAAGATGGACAATAATGTGTTTTCCTTCTAACATTGTGACACCTTGGATGAATTGATCATGTTAATGGTTACTTTTCAAGAAATTTAATTTTGTTTCAGTTACAATTTTCTAAACATAAAGTTCTTTAAGTTTTGAGGTTGACATAAAAAATAATGAGTTGATTAGAGTAAGAATATTTTAGTAAATATCATTCATATCTCCATCAACTTCATCTTCTACAAGAGTCCATTCAAGTTTTTCTAAGTTTACATATTTCTCTATAACTGGAATTTGTTCAATTAAACTCATTTGATTTAACGGTAACCATGCCGGTATATCTGATATATCTACAACAGTTGTACATAAACCTGGTTTATATTCAGCTGGAGTGATCTCATTACTGTGTTGAACTAGAATCATGTCATCTATGTAAGCATAAATAATTGCGAGATCATTTAGAATTTGAATTTCTTGAATTTCCATGTAAATTTGTGTTTGTTAGTGAGTTTAAGAATTAATTAAAATGCCAACCGTTTCTATTTCTAGATACAGAAGTCATTTATTTTTAGTTTAACTATTGCTATTAGCTTGTTTTATGCTAATTTTAGTTCTTCTTCTCGTAACTGCAACGCTTTGCTAAACATATCTTCATAGAGGTTTCTTTCAATGTCGGTGAGCCTGGCATTAGATAGACTAACAATCTGGTCTACGTGCATAACACCGTTTAATACTTTAAGTAAGACAGTGAATAAAGGTTTGTTATTGTACAAGCACAAGACGATGAAAGCTTTCTTTGATTTAACACTATTAGCATATCCCTCAGCTGTGCCTACACAGTTACGTACTGCTTGCCCCCATTGGGATAGCTGGTGGGTATCTTTAGGCTGGAAGAATGTCCAGTTCTGTTCTTCATCTAATACTTTGATAGGTGTAGGGAATAGATCTTGTGGTAATTCTTGATTAGGATTCTTTATTGTCCATGCTTTAGTCTGGATATGATCATGGAATTCTTCTATGCGCCAACGCTTAGGTGGATCAATAGTTTCACCTGCTGTAAGTATCTGATCAAGCATTGTTATTGTATCTCGCAATGAATCAAATGTAGTTCTGTATTTGGTAGTTTGTGAATAGTTTGTAAACTTACTAAACCATTCTTCCATGTACTTAGTAATAATTTTAAAGAAAGATTCTACTGGTAGATAAGTATTAAGCCAGGTATGCACTAAGTCTGGTGAGGAAAGTGAGTGATACAAACTATGCATAGTAAGTGTTTTGAATGTGTTATTGCTTATAGCTGTCTGTAAATAATCAACAGGGCAAGCAGGCCATATCTTTAGTACTTTATTAATCCATGTAAGAATCTTTGTTATGTCTTTGTGTATATCTAATAATACGTCAGGTGACTCAGTGTCTGGATGATTAAAGGCATCAATGATCTTTTGTGATTCTGTATTGATATAACGTTTGAACCAGGGCTTATCTAATAGATATTTGTTGTTGTCATCTAGATACATCTTATATAGTTCTACCCCTGGTACAGAAGGAAAATCACTAGATAAAGATAATATATATTTATAATTATTTCTTTTTGGATCTAATCGTCCGAATATATTGTGATAACCATCATCTTTCCAATGAGGTATAGTTTGTTTAATCTGATTAGTAAACAATTTGATTGCGGGTTTGATTGCTGCATTTATTTTCTGTTTATAACTATTAGCATTATGAGACCAATATAGTGTATTAAATCCTGTTGTAATATCATCTATTGTTATGCATTTTGTCCACGAACATAGATCAACTCGTCCATATTTCTTGGTAATAACAGTATCTTTATTAAATAATTTTTCTGTATTACCAAAAGGAATTTTAATTTTTTCGTATTCACCAGGTTTGAATGCAAACGTTATTCCATAAACGTAATCTTCTCCAGGATTAGGTAACCAAGCAGCTAGCCATAATTTTTCTAAGTGGTAAATAATACCATTAATTTCACCAGAATTCTTTCGAAATATATGTAATCTTTGTTCAATTGGTCTACCATTAATATAAGTTACTGCTTCTAACTGTTCTTCTTTTCTGATGATATGGGCAGGGATTAGATCATCTGGTAAGCCAAGAGTGCTGCGTGATGTTTTAGTTGTTGTGTTTGAAATAGTCTTCTTTAATTCAGGATCGTATTTGGCAAGGTGTTGTTGAAGGTTGGATGGGAGTTGGAACTGCATAGATTCAGAGTGAGTTTCAGAGTAAGTTTTGTTTATATGAGTCCCAACAACGTAAGCCAAGAATCTGGATGATCTGGTTCTACTTCATCGTCTGCTGGAGTGAAACAAACGCTATCGAAGACCCACTCTTCGATGTCTTCAAGGTTGGGGATGTCGTACCAACCTTCGAGGTCTCTTTTCTCCTCTTTGGTGTGGTTGCCTCCTTTTGGAACCCAGTAGTAGCGGAGGACATCTTGTTTGGTTTTGTAGATGTCACCTGCTTTATTTCCACCTGGGGTTTCAAGAGAACAGTTTGGTTCGACGTGGTATTGGGTAAGACCCTCTTCTTCTGAGACGGGATCGTAGTTGAGGATTTTAGCGATGATTTGTTGTGCTGGTAGAAGTGCCATAGGATTGGGAAAATGATTGTAAAAAGAGAGTAGATGAGAGCAATAATGATTGTGATTACATCATCATCATTATTAGGATTCTGTTGACTGGTCATAAGTTGTTGGTGGAGGGATGTCGGTAATTGGAAATTTCTCTACACCATCCCATTCATCTTGTTCTGATTCACGCATTGCTAACTCTTGTTCGTCTGCAATGTCTGATAGTGCATCAAGCATGTCAGCAGTCCAGTGTTGATTTAGTGAGTTCATTTGTACTGTAGTCAAGAGGATACAATTTTTTAAAAACCAACAGTATTACCATAGAAATAAAAATTTCTATTGAATGATCTATTGTTATTTGTTATTGAGGTAAGGTTAAATTAGTAGGTCCTTCTAATACTTTTCTTGAAACGCAGAATTTAGAAGTGCCAGTAATATGTTCAACAACAACAATTTTGTTAAGGAGTACATTGCAATATTTGCTAACGTTTTGATTTACTATATATTGAAGTCCATTAAATAAAATAAAAGCTAATGCAAAACCGGATGCTATTAAAGATAGCTGTGAATAAGGTTGATATTTCATTTGAATTGTGTAGTGTGAATTTATTGGTAGAATTCTGAATCACAACTTGTTAATACAAATGACAACTCAAAAAGTTCGGGAGATTCGTCAGTTTTTAAAAATCTTTTGGCAGTAATACCTCCCGATGAATATGTGTATTGTTCTTCTGAATTATTTTTTAATGTTTGCATTAATAAATAAGCAGCTTTAGCTTTTAATTCAGCAACAGAAGGAACTTTTAACTCACCATTCTCACTAACCCAAACCCAGTCAAGAGTTATCATGGCTAAGTGAATTTTTTCAAAACTAAAATGAGAAATGACATACTCTATTTTGTTGATTTGTTCAGAAGAGATTTGCATTGCAGTAGGTGGCAGTGGGACAGGTTGGAAAGGCATAGATTTATTAAGTCATATGCCTTTATGCAGACTTTTAGTCAGCAGCCAACGGCCTCCATGATAGTTCAAGGTCCCGCTTTTGGCGATAACCTTGTCCTATGAGAAGGTTGACGCTTTTGCGAATGACATCGATGGGTGCTTCAAACTTAATGTATTGAGAACGTTTCTCAAGAACGTTTACTCTTAACATTTCTGCGAAGTCACCACGAATGGTGATTAAGTAACCGTCGTCATTCTTTTGATAGAGGAAAGAATAATCTTGGCGCATGATTTTTGATGCAAAGGAGTGGAACGAAGCAAGTTTAAATACAAACTTGATTCATAAAATAAAAAATGTTTAAACGAAGTAAGTTATTTGATTTGATATTTATTAAGAAGGGTCAACCATATTGGGTTGACTATCATTACAATATTTAGCAATTTCTTCTAGTACGGAAGGATCTACTAGGTCAGTTAAATCACCATCATTTACATCTGGAGAAATTAAGTTAGCAAGTTTTTGTCTATTAGTTTTAATGATTTGTTTAATGTTATCTTTTTGGACGTCGTTTAGTTTTGACCAGATGAGGAAAGCGGATCCAGCGGCAATTAAGGAGGTTGAAAAGAAACGAAGCATTTGCGTGGTGAAAAGAAGAAAATTTATTTATGTGGAAATATAAACAAAACCTTAAGAACGTTTAATATTTATTTAATTATTTTTATTAACTATATTAATTTAAAGTTAACGTGGTTCTCAGATGAGGACCACAGAAAAGGGATCCATAGATCCCCTAAGTGTGACCATCAAATAGAAGCCAGCAAGAGATCATCTTCCTGGAGGCTGAGTTGATTATCAGTTGGTTTGTTGGTACCAGCTGTTTCTTCAACTCGTTTAGCAGTACTGATTTTACCAAGACGGATTGTAGTAATAGAAGTTACCACAATTTCCATACGGCTCAAGTACTTACCTTCTTTATCTTGCCAAGTTGTATAACGCAGTCGGTAAGTTATACCAACTGTGTCACCTTGGTTGTATTTATCGGCGATATTTTTTCCTACACCGTTGTAAGCAGTGAGAGGAATAGCAGAATCGCCATCACGTGCATCAACTGGTGCAACACGGAATTGTGTTACGTTTAGTTGATCATTGGGTTGACGGTAGTTAATTTCGGATACGATTGTACCGATTAAATTACCGTTGTTAGCAGAAGACATGGTTGTTGTGCAAAGGGATAGTGCAGCATCCTGTCCCAGGCTGCAGTTGGGATAAACAGATACCTTTTAATCGTTAGCAGACAAAATCCTGATAACAATCACTAAGTACTGTTTGTAATTCTTTAACGCCAGTAGGAATCTCTTTTAAATTAATTACATTCACCTGGCGCCACTCATTTCTTTGAAAGATTTCAAAATGAACTTGTGTGGACTGATTGTTATACCAGGTAACACGATGAGTTGGAAAGCATTCGGGAGACCAGGAAAACATATTATTTTGAAATTGTGCGGTGGTTATCTTCGATAGCAAGGACAGGATTAATTAGTGAGTCTTTCATTGAGTAAATGAAGTGCAGGTGCCCATCTCCTGCGGATTAGGCAACAACTGGACCAGGGTTTGCACCTGGTCACCCGCTTTTACGGATCAGTCTGCATACATGGCGTCATCACGGTGTTTCTCGCGAAGATACATGATGATGCCACGTATTTCATCCAAGGTTAAGTAACCCGTAGGATTAGATAATCCTGGTAACCAGGCTTCATAGGTCGTTGGTTGCCCTGGAGCTATAACACCCATCAATCCAGAACCTTTCGGTCCGGTTACGATGGAGATGTCAAATCCAGCAACTGGATCAACATATTCCAAATGCCAACCACCAGAAACACCTGGGTGTTGTACCCAACCAGAAGTTAAATTGATCATGAATCTTTCCATAGTGCGGTGCCCATATCCGCTGGAGGCAATTGCTGAGGGAGGACTTAAACCTCCCAGTTGGTCTGATTACCAATCAGCTTCTAGCTCAAGCTCATGCTTAAGCCATTTAATTAGCTCTTTATTATTAGAGATGATTTTGTTAGCAACTACAATAAAAGGTTGCATGTTGTTTGTACCTAAATCTAGAAAAGTTTCAAAAGCATCCAAAAATTCAAGTCGAAATTGTTCCAGCTCACGATCAATTAAAGGTCGGCGCTCACTGGAATCTCTGCGTGCCAGGAGTCTTAAATCCTGGAGCATGTTATATACAGCAGTGGTGGACATAATTGTGGTGCAAAGGAATAAACAGCATCCAAGGCCAGGCTGTAGTTGGCCGAAACGAAGCAGACTTAAATACAAAATTAATTCACTAAATAAATAAAATATTAAAACGCAGCAGGATTAATTCTTGTTAGAATTAGATGCAGTTAAGAAAACTGTTTCTAAGGCTGTACTTGAGGTATACCCTTAGAAATAATTACTTATTACCAAGTAGTATTAAATACAAAAATAAATTCCCGAATAAATACAAGTCTTATGCAACAAACGACTGCATTTAAAAACAGCAATAGAACAGCAATAGAACAGCAATAGAACAGCAATAGAACAGCAATAAATCAACAACAAAACAAAATATTTACAAAATATCTAAATTAAGTATTCCACAGCTCTTGCCGAAAATTTTTTAACGCGCCACTTTTTATCTGGCGTGTTAGGTGAGAGCGACTGCGGCGCAAGGGATTATAAGGGATAATGAGGGTATATAGAGTATAAGTTAAGGAAACGACATTATAACATGGTATATATAATAAAAAGGTACGTTACAATCAAATATTATTTGTAATAAAGTTAAACATAATTTAAACGCAGCAAGTAAACACAGATTTTGCTACATCTTACTAATAAAACCATTAAACGCAGCAAGTTACAACTTATTACAACGTAGTAAACATTTAATACACACTACCTACCCTACCTAAACCTTCTTTTTTTGTTTCAGCTCACTTTCTCTCGCTGTAGTTGCTTGATACCTGCCGAAATTTTTACCCCAAATAACCGTTTTTTAGGCGCCAATAGGGTTATAAGCATATTTATAGCGTTTAAAATCAAATAATATTGAAGAATTCCATAAAATGCCCGTATCACCGCAAGATTTTGCCTTATGGGCATCGGTTACAGGTAATAATTACCCTGAAACAGTAAGTGAACGCATGGCTTTAGCACCCCAGGTACATAATTTTGTGCGTAATTTTGGTAAATCAGGGATAAATAGGGTTCTAGAACAACCTGGATCAAATGCTATATATAATCAACCAGTTTCTGCTCAATATTTAAACGCAAATAGTGTATTTGGTTCTCCCGTTACACCAGATAATAACGTTTCTAAAATCGTAGGCACCTATGATTCAACACTTACTGGAGAACATACTGCCAATCAAGAAGCAGAACGCATGGAAGATACATCTAAACAATACAATTTAGTACGTAATATTGGTCGTGCAGCCCTTGGCGCCGGACTTGTTGCAGGTGGAGTTGCTCTAGCAGCTACGCCAGAGGGTAGGCAAACAATTCAAAATGCTGCAACAACAGTTAAACAAAACGTTCAAAATATTAATAACCGTGTTTCTAATTTCTTAGGGGGATTAGGGGTAGATCGTGGCGTTTATCCAGATGTAATACGTAATTCTGGTGATGTAACACCTCCAACAACAGCACAACGTTATAACCAAGCTGATGTTCCGGTAGCTACACAAGAAATACAAATTGCAAAAAATTCACCTGTTGGTTCAACAGAACGTGAACTTTTAAATATTAAACCAGTTACAGAGAGTGAAGTAATTACATCAAGCCAAACATTTTCACCGAGTCAAACAGAAGACATTGTTTCATTAAATCAAAGAAAAGAAGCAGCATTACGTCTTGCAAATATTGCACGTAAATTAAAATCAGGTATGTCATTTTCTGACATAAAGTATGGCGTAGAAACTACTGATCCTCCATTACCAAATTTACCGGGACTTGAACAACAGAGTTTATCAGAACGAATCAGATCTTTATCAAGTGTTGAGTTACCGGAAACAATGCCAGCAACTACATCACAACAGACATCATCTTTAAATCCATCTTTAACAAATGAAGTAGATCTATTTGTATCTGGGTTAACAAAAAGCGCAGACCCATGGACCGGAGAATATACACCCGCTAGTAAATCTACAGAATCTTTTAATATTCCCCTGCAAACAATAAAAGGAAAAGTTTCTGACCCATGGTATGCACGTGGCCCACGTCCAGTACGTACAACTTCTCCTGAAGAAATAGAAACTGCAAACCTTGTAGCAGAAGTTTACGCTAAAACCGGAGAACGTATTACACCAGAAAATGCACAAGCCGTTCTTCGTGGTGGTGAGCTATCATCTGCAATGCAGAAAGCTTTTACACCAAAAGATTATCTTGCAATCGGTTCTCAAACATTTGATCCTGGTCAAATTCAAACCGGACGCACTATGCAAGTAGGAACAGGTGAAATAAAAGGAGCTGTTGCAAAAGATTTTCTTGAGCGGTTTACAGAAGAAAACGTAGCCGGTTTAACAAAACAAGGCCGTCAAAGCGCTTCCCGCGCAACACTCAAAGGTGATTATGTACCTGGAGTAAGCCAAGAAATAACAGATCCTAATGCAGTAATTTCAACTGCTGGTGGTAGAACTATGCGTAATGTAAGCGCATTAGATAAAGAAGCTCTTGCTGAAGGAAGAATTGAGTATGCAGGCTTTACTGGACAAACAACTGACGTAAATCCTGAAATAGCAGCAGCTACATATAAATCTGCTACAAGTCCTCAAAAAGTGCAAATGTTTAATGCTTTACTTAGTCCACAAAGCTCAAGTCAAGTATTACATTTAAAAACAGAAAACGGGATAATACCAATGACCACTAACGAATTTAAAAAACGCATTGGCGCACAAGCACATAAAGTTTTTGCAGACGTTGTACAACAACATGCAGTACATCATGGTATTGAGTTACCCAATCCTGATGTTATTACAAACTCTGGTCAAGTTATAGAAAACACAAATCCGGCATTTATTGATGCTGCTACTAAGTTTATAAATACAAAAGGTATAAGTGAATCCGCATATCCAATGATGGCCGCAAAATTCAATGATGTTTTACAGCAATCCGGTATTAAATTAACTGCCGCCAGTGACCCATACCTGTCTCAAGGAGCATTAAATACTTTGATGGGTGTTGCAAGGAACACCTCTACAGCTCAAATAGGACTTGAAAACTTTGGGAAACTTGCCGGACGTTCTCGTTCCAGAGGTATTATTAGGTCAGACACCAGTCAAGTCCCGGTATCAATCCCGGGACCACCAGCTGAATCGGTTTCTCAAGTCATGAAAGGACTTGGGTTAGGTACTAAACTAAACCCATATTAAGCTAGAATAAGAAAAAATCGGGTCTTAACATGACTTTCCTAGAACCAATTCTTATCCCAGGGTGTTTCATCCTAGTTGGCGCAGGCATTACATACGCAGTTTCTAAACTTAATAAAATTAAAACCGTTTCTTATCTTCTTAAGTATGGCCCTATAATCAAAAAAGCATACGACGTTATCGATCCGATTCTAGATAAAAACCTGTCTAGGTGGTATGGATCAGATATTGACAAAGCAATAGGGCTGGCAATAGAGGCAGTTGCTGATGGTGAATTAACAGATAAAGAAGTTAAAAAACTTTCAATTATCATTGCCGAGCGTTGGTTACCACAGAAAGCCGCTGACAAAGTTCGTCAGTATTCTAAATCTTTATATGAATTACCTCAAGTACTGGCAGCAAAACAAATTACTGAAGTAGTTAATGGACTAAGTTCTAAATCATCCGGACTTGATTACGCACGTAAACTTCTTTCATTCCAATAATGACTAAAGATAAAAATTGGATTCAAGGCGCAATTAAGCATCCAGGTGCTTTTACAAAAAAAGCCGAAGAACGCGGTATGTCTGTTAAAGAATTTGCCGCAAAAGTAACAGCAAATCCAGATGAATATGATAAAACAACGGTCAAGCAAGCTAACTTAGCAAAAACTTTAAGTAAATTACGTAAACATAAACAATCTAAAAATAAATAGTAAAATGCAAGCCCCATATAGTCAAGATTACACTGGCCCTGCAGATCAAGCTAGGCGAGCAGGTAAATCTCCTGATGTAGGAATTTTAGGTCCAAACCCAAAATCTGCATCAGATCCAAATTCATTTAAAAATGATTTTATTTCTAGATATAAATTAAATCCCGATAGCAAAACTTTTTATTCACAAGGAATCTTTTCTGGTGCAACTGCAGATTTATCGCAACAAAAATATGATGAAGCAGATGGTACTCCTTATTTTGCCAATCTTAATGATCAAACATTAGCTAACGACTTTATAACTAAGTATTCAACGGGAATTGCTAGAGGTTTAATTGAAGAAGATCGCGCAATAACCGCCTCTTCTGTAGATCAATTTAGAACTAAAAAGCCAATGGAAGGCTTGAGGGATAGTAATGTAGTATCAGGTAAATTTCCAGGTACAGGAGGAATTGCAACCTCATGAATTACTCAGAACCAATACGTTTAGCTGGTACAGCATTAAAAAATTTTTTTAGTGATCCAAATACTATTAAAGGAATAGGAAAACGCGTCCTTGCTGAAACCGCCCTTAATACTGCTTCTCAACAAGTTGTACCACGTTTAATGGGTAAAAGTCCACAACATAATATTCCGCAATCACTTCTTAACACTGGAGTGCACGCAGCAATAGCAGCTCCTTTAGCTGGAGGAATGCAGACACTCGGCGTCCCAGAATGGGCAGCGCAAACCGGTAGTCAGCTGGTAGCTTCTCCAGTAGCGCACGCAATTACAAATTCAATTATTCCTGAAGCACACAATCAAGAACAAATTAATTCACACGAATTAATGCAGATGCAGCAAATGCATGCAGAGTTAGAACAACAAAGATATAACAATGAAATTAATTTAGCACTAGCTAAAAATTATCGTGCGCCTGCTGAAATTGTACACAGAAATCCAAGTGCAGATTTACAAACTATTTACAATATCTTGACACCTAACGTTTCTTACTAAGGTAATGAATCTTGATCCTAATAAAAATTATTTAACAAACAGTCTTGCAAATATTCAACAATTTGTAAAATCTGCCGCTGATGAACTACGTCATATTGTTTATAAAAGTAAATATGGATATGGGTCTGCTGCAGGTCCTGCAGTAAAAAATGTATCCAAATTAGGAACATCACCAGAAGTTTTTGTAGCTTCTGCAGTCGGTGACGTTCTTACAGACCAGTCTCGCAAAGAGATTTGGAAATATACAAATATTCCAAGGATGGCAGGTGAAGTTGGAAAAGCAATTTCATCTGCGGCTGGAATGGACCCTGTTACAGGAGCGGTGCTTACAATAGGTACTCCCGCTGTTCTACTTGGACTTAGCGGACGCACAGGACCTCTTTCTCAAGGTATGCGTCCTAAAGGATATAAGGCTGTTGCACCTGTCTCAAAAGAAAAAGATCCTACAGGCAGAACTCCACAATCAATACCACTAGAAATAGCTTTACGATATGGCTTAGGGCAAACAAGTCAAATACTTCCTTATCAAGAATTTAAAAAAGAACGTCCAGATGTAGCCCCTTCTACATATACTCAATATCGTCGATATGAGCATTCAAAACCAGAACCAGGTAAGTTAATTGGAATTGATCCGGAAGGTCAATCTTTTACTACTATTGGGGGATTAGTCCGCGGTAGTGCAAAAGGGTTGAATGATCCTGAAATTAGAATTAAAGGAATGCCCGTTACTTTAAGCGGTGTACTTGGTACGGTAGCTGGACTTGGAGCCGCCTCTGCAGCTTATTCGGCATTACCAATTCAAACAAAATATGCACGTTCTGCTATAGATTTATCTAGATCAGGACCAACAACAAATCCAATTACAAAAGAAGTAGAAACTGGAGCCGCACGTACATATGGGCCATCTTCTCTTACAACAGCCGGAATTGCAGCTATTGGTTTAGGAACTGCTGCTGCAGTTGGAGCAGCAACAAAAAAAGTACTTCAAAAAGCAGCAGAGAATAAAATTAAAAAAGATAATCCTGTAGAATATTTAAAGCAAAGGCACGGCTCTCTCGAACAAGCAAGCAGTGCTTTAGGTCTGCCCCAAGCTCAGAGTTGGCAACAACTTATTCCCTACGTAAAATAAATCATGGCTTACGGTTTTAATTTAGGTACAAGTGGCAGTTTTAACACTGAAAATAATTTAAATCCAACAAAGTTTTTTTATGATAGTTATAAAAATTCAGGCGGCTCCATGAGTTCGCAAGATCAAGACGTAATGAATAGTTGGATTGTTCCAAAATATGATTCAAGTGATTACGAACAAGAACCTATAAATTGGAATAAATTTGGAGTAGCGGAACCTAAAAAACGTTTTGCTGGGGAGGTATGGGATTTATTAAATAAAGAACAAAACAAGAATCGTTACAGTAATCAATTAAATGAGCCAAGAGGGGTTTATGGTGGGCAACCTTCTACAGGCGGTTCTGGACAAATCTTAAACAACCTCGGTGTTGTTTACCCACAAACACACAGCCCTGTTGTTATACCCGGACAACAAGGTAGCCCAGGAGTTGGTGGTAATATTGGTTCTTTAGCTGGTATGGGACTTGGTTTTGTTTTAGGCGGCCCTGGTGGTGCGGTACTAGGAGAAAAGATTGGCGGAAAAGTTGGTAACGTTGCAGACAGCTTATTTGCATAATAATCTTAATAGTTTAGAAATTACCTAATTTAAAATAGTAATCAAAAGGATTTAGATTATGTTGCCACTAGTGCTAGGTAGCGCCGGAATCGGTGCTCTTCTCGGCGGTATTCAAGGTTATCAAAGAAGTGGTGGTGACTTAGGACGCACACTCACAAGCGCAGCCACTGGAGGCCTACTAGGTGGTGCTACGGGCGGTTTAGGTAGCCTTGCTGGTGGTGCAGTTACTCGTTTTGCGGGACAGAAGCTAGCAATGCCACTTGCCCCTGGAGGAATTGGACAAACTTTAGTTGATAAGGGAGTATCTCCTGAGCTACTAGCAAAGGCACCAGGCTTTTTAGGTGGTGCAGCTAATATTGGCACACAGCTTGCCGCAGGTAGTTTGCTTGCCCCGCTTGCCGGCCCAATCGGACAACTTGGAACACAGGGTGCCGGTACCGTTACTGCAGGTGTAAAAGGAATGCAACCTGGACCAGGTATGCCTAATGTTGCAGCATTACCAGAAGG